GTACGTCCCTTTACCTCTACGTCAGCTACGTGAGCAGCGCGTTTCAGGTGGGGGCGGTCTCGCTTTTGTAATTAATAATTAATAGGTCTCTGTGCGTGTCGCAAGACCGCACAGAGCCTTGAAAACGAGCGATGCAAAAATACAACAGTTACGACGAATACCTGCAAGCAGCCTACGAGCAGCAGGCAGACGAATACCGAAAAGAATATGTCAAGAACAAGAGGCAATAAAGCGAAGAGGGACAAAGGCAGTATACTGGCCGACGTAAAGAATCTGCTATACGTTCTTCACCCAGCCATTCAGCACATGCCGAAAATAGAGCGCATAGAGGGTGCGCCGGCGGAGATGAAGCGAGCGTGCTACGACCTGATACGTCACTTCACGGTGGCAATAGAATGTCAGGAGGTGCGACTCGCTAATATCCACCAGATGTTCGGCGAATTTGGCACACTGCTTGCATCCTTCGAGCTTTGCATCCAGTTCGGACTGTTCACCGACGCGGAAAAACTGCGCATCGCTACGCAACTGGAACGGATAGAGGAAGGTATCAGGAAGTGGCGCAACGCCACGCGGTCGCTTAGGAGTCAGGAGCGGCAGGAGGTCGCGGACGCAACGCCCGAAGAGTCTGCCGTCAGCAACGAATAAGTAAAAGGGGACGTTACTATCATTCATAGTATTTCCACTAACACGTCCTAACTGCCTCGAACCGATGGTTTGCCGAGAGGTACAACGTGAACAACGCTTGGAATTTCAACGGTACGAACCGTAACCTCAACAACAACAACGTGAACAACGCGAATCAGGTGGGGGCGGTCTCGAAATTACTGAAACGAAGAAAATACGCTTATATGACTGAAGAAAGGATTTTCTCTTTGCTATACGACACGATGGTCGAAGCCCGGCGCAACAAACGCTATGGGCGCGACTGTGCCGACTTTGAACGCAACTGGGCACCGCTGCTGGTGCGCATGATGCGAGAGTTGCAGGAGAAAACCTTCCGCGTTGACCACAACTATGCCTTCCTTACCTCCGTACCCAAGTGGCGGGAAATATTCGCCACATCCTTTAGCGGACGCATAGCAGACCACCTGCTGTGCGACACGCTGGCACCATACATCGCCGACATCCTGCATCCACGCACCTTCAACAACCGCAAGGGTATGGGCGGCCAGGCCGCCATCAACCAGGTGATAGACGACATCTGCGAGGTGACTGAATGTTACACCAAGTCCTGTCGCATCATCAAGTGGGACCTGAAGGGATTCTTCCCCAATGCGCTGTGCGACGAGATATACCGTTGCTTCGCCAAGGTGATTGACGACAACGCCGACGACATCATCAGTCGCTTCGACGAGGATATGCCGTCGTTCCTGAAATGGCTCGCCATGATTTGCGTACACTGCAATCCAGCCGCACATTGCGAACTGCGCACACCTAAGCACTTCTGGGCAGAGCATATCGAGCCAGAGAAATCGCTGTTCGGCAAGCCTGCAGGCATCGGTACGCCTATTGGCAGACTGCCCTCACAAATCGGTATGGGACTGTATCTGAATGACGAGGTGCGCTGGCTGAACGAAGACTGCGGCATACGCACAACACTGTTTATGGACGATGGCACGATGATAGTCCCTGAGTGTCTGCACGGCTATGCGCTGTCATTATTTCCCGAACTGCGGAAGCGGTTGGCGAAGAAAGGTGTAAGGATGAACGAGAAGAAGTTCTATGACCAACCCTATCAGCACGGCTTTGAGTTCCTGGGTACGCACGTCAAGACCTATCGTCTGCACCTGAACAACAAAACCTACGACCGCGCCATTGGGCGCATCGCAGAACTGAACACGCAGGAGGACAAATTCGCACACATCGACAACCTGCTATCGTCGTTCAATTCCTATTCGGGCCTGCTGAAAGGCCGCACAGACTACAAGCGTCTGCTGAAACTGAAGGATAGGTTGTCGCCCGAATGGTGGCAGTGGCTGTCCTACGACGAGCAGCGCAGGTGTCTGGTCTATTTGCCACAATACAGCATCAACGAGAGATTAAACATAAAGTATCACTTAAAATTAAAACATTATGACACAATCAGAAATCATCGAGCAGAAGAATGCTCTGTACAGCGAGCGCAACACGCTGGAATCGCAGCTTAGCAGCGACGATTACAAAACCATCAAGAATGCCGAGGCACAGGCAGCAGGCAAGCCCCTGCCCTACGACCCCGACGCGCTGCACGCCAAGCACCAGGCATGGCGCGACCGCATCAACGCCATCGAGGACGAGATAGCCGAATTAGAGGCTATGGAACCCGAGGACGAAACGCCCACAGCGGAAGAGTAGTCTGAACACAAAGGTTGGTTCAAGTTAACTTCTACCAACCTACAAGTTTAAAGTTATCAAGAATTTTAGAATTTGAGAATTATGACTGACAAACAGAAAGAAGCACTCAAAGCAGTTCTTGAACTCCACAGAGAGAGCAAGATGAACGATGAGCAAGTGCTGACAGTAATCGAAGCACTTACTGAGAACACTCCGACAATCCAATACGCACCTTGGCCTGTCGATACTCCTCACCCTTTGACATATCCTTGGATTACATACAAAAATGAGCCATCGGATATTGAATGGATGAAATTCACAACAACTTGTAAACAAGAAATAAAGTAACAATTATGGAACACATCACAATCACAGTTTCCGCAGACGGCAGGAAGTGTCACCTGAAGCCGGAATCCGGCCACATGCTCCAGCGCGGCGTCTGCCCCAACCTCTACAGCGAGGCCGACGGGGTAAGGAACACCCAGCGCGAGCTCAGCCAGTGGCGAGCCGTGGCGGTCTGAGAGGCACAGAAGGCTGCGATTAAGCGAGAGCACGCCAAACTCGTTTGAGCGATGCCGAGCGAAAGCAGGCTCGACCGAAGGTCAAGGTGGTGGAAATGGCGGGCTGGAGTAAGACCACGACCCGTTTCGCCTTAGTGCAAAAGAAAGAGGAGTCATTTACGGCTCCTCTTTTTGATTGTTAGTAATACGTTGGCCGATGGATAATCAAGTCCACCAACGCTTCCTTCGATAGTTGCAGAAGTTCCTGCCGACGCTTTTCATAGTCACGCATTCGCTCCTCGTAAGTCTGAGCAGCATTAGCATTCAATCCAGTATGCCCAGCCGTTTGCACGGTAATACAAGCCAAAGCGCATTGGTCGGTGTCAGGCATGTGATGCGTACACGACCAGCACGGCGGCGCAGTCAGTCCCTTATACGGGCAGTTAATCGGTGGTATCATATTCGCTCGATTAATAGTTCACGCCTTGACTTTGGATATTGTACCGCATCTGTTCGATACCCCTTTGCATCATGCCAGCGATGATGTTCACAAAGATGGTGTCGGCATTCTTCACGAGAATGTCTTCCAACGTCTGCTTGATGCGCTCGTGGCCGTTCTCATCGAAGAAAGTCTTGTACTCCTCGCTGTCGAGGAAAGCGGACACGTCCTTTTGGAATTTCTCACGCAGTGCCGTGCGCATCATCTTCTGCAATGGCGAAATATCATCCTCGCCAGTCTCGCGGTTCCATTGGTCTTTGAGCGGTCGCTGCGAATACGGTGTGCGCACCTCCTTGATGATAATCGGGTGGTTTCCGTTCTCGTCGGTCTTGCTCCAATCAGTCTCTTGAACGACATTGATTCTGCCCGTCGTGAAGACGTAGATTTCTTTCTCCACCATCTTCTCCCAAGCATCGTCGGGTATCAAACTGACAAACGTCGATTTGATTCTGTCCTTCACTCCGTCCATCAGTTTCGATGGATCAAACTTCTCAATCATTGTGCCATCGTTGATGACTGCTGTTGCTGAATCATTCATATTAAGTCCTCCAAATTAAGTTCCTTTTCCTTCATATCTTTCAAACCCTTTCGTTAATTTTCTCTACTCGAACCCACACGGGGAACACCGACCCCTCCGCGATGTCCGGGAAGTGGTCGCGGTCCTGCCACTGCTCGATATACACCGAACCGTTCCTGATCACCGCAATCAGCGCAAGCCTACCCAGCCTTCCGAATCCGTTAAGTGCAATCTTATGCGGCATCGTCGTTCTGCGAATTAGCCCACTCCTTATACGCTTCAAAATCCCAATCGAGTTCCTTCATCTTGCGCAGGAACTCCATAATGTCATAAGCCTCTGGATGCAAGCGACGCTCTATGGTCTCGCCATTCTCGTCGCGGACGCAATCCATAAAGTCCTCGGCGCAGTTGACGCTCGTAGCGTTAATCCATACACCGAACACCTCGCCATTCACATTTTCGTCGTGAATCTTGTCGAGCACGTCAGCCTGTCCCTTCATATTGTCGTTGACAAACTCGCTGTTGCGTAATGCCTCTGCCACCTCGTGCAAATCGTCGTAGGCGATGTATGCCTTGTCGTTGTTCATCTCCAAGAGTATGCGGTCATTCCATTCCGTACCCTTCGCCCATGCCAAAGCCCATATCTCCTTGCATGGGTCTTCCTTCTTCTCGGGATGCAGGAACGACAGCATCGCCAGTCCCAATCGGCTGCGATACCTTCCTGGTTCGTAACTGTGGAAGAAATATTTATTATCTTCCGTGATTGGCACCGACGGCAGATACTTCTTTTCTATCTCCGACCAAATGTGCCATGCGCCTCTCATTGCGCCACTTACCTCGTAATACTTGTCATCGAACTTCTTGTCCTTATTGATGACGTAAATTTCTGTTCTTGCCATATCTTTCAAACCTTTTATTTATATCATGCCCTTTGGCTTACGCCGCTTCCCGTTTGTCGGGAACGCTCAAACGTGATGAACTGATAGCCATCCGCCGCCGTGCATATCCGCTTGCGTACTGTAAATTCTTGGTCTGTCATCGTCAGTCAGTCCTTATCTAATTCGTAATCTATCAACCTTTTCGTCATTGCCAATGAGAATCCATGAGCAAACCCACAGCCGTCACTATCTACAGCTTCCCAACATGTACAATGCTCTGGGTGGTAATACCCAACGCTTTGTATCTCAAAACCTCGGTAGATGTAATGTCCTGCAGAAATTCGCTTTGCTCGATGTTTCGCTTTCATCGTCTATTCCTCCGTTTTAATTGTCTATTGGTTTTGATATTACTTGCGGATTAGTGAAAACCGCGGGGTACTTGCTTTTCAGTTCCCGCTCATGCTCTGCCTGAACGTAGTCCATCAGCCGCTTCTGATAAGCGTCGCGGTCATTCAAGAACAACCGATAATCAAAACGCAGGCGGTAGCATTGGCTGATATATAGGCACTTCTCGTAGCCTATCAGCTTGTCTTGTAGGTCGAGCAGCGTCTTGACGTATTCATCGCCTTCGTAGAACATATTGACGTACTTGACAATCTCATCAACACAGTTGACGTTCTTGCTCGTGTTGGTTTCCTTTTTCCAGTCCCACCACTTCACGTTGTCATGAAACTCATGGCGGCTCATCAACTCGGTTAGCCCAAGCAGATAGTTTGCCACGTCGTGCTTAATGAGGTACTTGCCCAATCGGAACCACGTCGTCAGCCGTTTGCAAGCATAGACGTGCTCGCCGTTGATAGTACCCTCGGACATCATCGACTTTTCTCTGCGTCCGTCGTAGTCCTTGATGTTCCATTCCTGGATGAAAATTTCAATTTCTTTCATACGTCAGTCCTCCTTAATATTATCATTTTGTAAATCGTTTAAATGTCTCTTTGCACATTCAGGGCAGTAGTGTCCGTTGTGTCTATCTTCTCTAATTACCCATCCTTTAGGTAATCTTTCATCACAATCCATGACTGGAGAAAGTTTCCCGCATTCATCACAGCCATACTGTACCAAATCGTATCTCATCTTAGTCCTCCTTAACCTTTGCCGTTAATACCACTTTGCCTTTGAATGTGTTCTCTCAACCACTCACACGCTTTCTCGACAAAGGCATCTGCGCGGATGTACTCAATGTCACCATCTTCTTTTGTTGTGATAGATTTTGCAAAGGCTTAAAAGAAGTTGGTGAAAGATATAGTTTCTCTGGTGCTTCCATAATTTTATTCTTTTAGTTTCTTTAAGTCATTATAAAGTTTCTTTGGAGGTCGTCATAGAGGGATTGAAGAATTTGTATATTTTGTTTGTCAATAAGGTCTGGATGAGTACAAATATATTTTAGATTCTCCATCTGTATCTTTCTTGGTTTGTAGTTGTTCTTATGCCATTCCACACCTAACAAAAAGCAGTCATCAAGATTGGTGCGGTCTAATTGGACGTTGTACTTTTGTGCTGTTTGCCAAATATCATCAGTGACTTTGTGCATTGCCTCTTTTAATTCATTATTCATCTTCTTATTCATTTGTTTTAGTTTCTAAAATTTTTTCTATAAACTCTTCAACGTCCTTGCAGTAGTAGGGGTCTTTGACTTCTCTTACATAGCGGGCAAGTTCTTCTTCTTGTGACTTAACGCCATCTAAGTCTTCATCGTAGTAGCCTACGCCGTGTACTAAGGGTGTAATGCCTACGTGGTAGTCAAGCCAACAGGCGTCTTTGTACTTTGCGCAAAGGCAAAGAGGGATTCCCGCCTCTTCTATGCGGTCGCGGATGGCTTCGGTGTTTTGTTTGAGGATGATTGTCATTGTAGATACTTTATTACCTGTTCCCTCATTCGCTCTTCCACGATGGACTTAGCTTCGCGTTCGACGGCTTCAAAGAGCATCTGGTACTCTTCCTTCATGCTCTCGCAGAGCTTCTGGTAGTCCTCATAGCTTCCGAATAGCTCGCATTCGGCAAGGCTTTTGGCGAGGGTCTTTACAAGTCTTATCAGTTTCATAACCTTTCTAATTTACTCTCTTCACTGTCACATGACTGATCCCGTGAGAGAAACGACCTATATTCTCATTGACCCATGCATAGGGGTTCTTCTCTACTTCTACGACTTCCATGATGTCTGTAGCGTTATTCTTGAACTCTATCTTGAACATATCCTTAAGCTATTTCGGTTGCACATTCTTCCATGAAGTCAAGCATCCTGTCGTAGTCCTTCCACTGACGCTTCTTTCTGGTATCCTTGTTGCACATCATGTAGGGAAGTACATCTTGAAGCTCTGGCCAATCCTTTAGTGAACATTCTTCCGGCATATCCAGGATACCTTCGCAATCAAGGTAGCATCTCAAACCCTTCATGCTTGTCGGAGTATTCAGCTCCTTGAACATATCGTACATCTTAAGCATGTTCTCATGTGTCACGTCGAACACTGCGTAGACCTCTGTCTTGGCGCGTCTGAAGTCAAGCTCGTCGCCTTCCTTCCAATCGTAGTGATGTTCTCTGATTCCAATCATCGGGGCTGTCAGCCCGTAGAAGAGGATTAGTTTCTTGCAATTCATTGTTCTTACTGTTTAATTGGTTATTACTAAGGGTTCTTTCTTCCCTATATGCAAAGGTACTACTTATTTTTGATTCACACAAATATTTATAGTTAAAAATATTAAAAAGACCCAACATCTCACGACGGCGGGTCTTCGAAACTAACCTAACTACTAACTATTCATCTTTGATTTGAATGAGCCGCATTTATCGGATGCTTTTCTCTCCTTATACCATTTCATACAATATCCCATGGCTTTCTTGCCATGCCTCGGTGAGTAGTGCCTGCATGTGTAGCAACACTCGGGCAACTCATCGATATAGACCTTCTTCCGTCTCATCTGAACCTCACGTTAGGGTAATACTTCTCGAAGGTATCATAGAGCACGCTGTCTGGGTATGTCCTTACGCTTCCGAAGCGCGGGTCGGGGAAGGTGCCCATCTCCAACTGATACTGCCGACACAGATTCTTGGAGACAGTTCCCAACGTAGCAGCTTTCTGCAGTGGGAGGTCAATTCCGAATCTCTTGGCGAAGCCTACGATGGTAGAGTATTGCACCTCCGTCTTCGTTCTCTTGGCGATCTCGCCGACCTTCTCCTCTATCTCCTGTTGCTTATTCTCCAAGGCCGCTACCCTCTGCTCGTTCTCCACAAGCTGCTGGGCGTACATGAGAAGCATCTCTGCCTGCGTCTTAGGGGCTACCCTCACCTCTCCCGTGGCAACCTTCTTGAAGACCGTCCTATAGACCTCGAAGACCTCTCTTACCTTACGGGCAATGAAGTACTCGAAGCAAGCCGTAGAAAGCTTATAGTCCGTTCTTCCGAATTGACCACCCTGACCCGGAATGGTCACGGTGATGAAGTCTTCTCCTTCTATAAAGTCCCTTCTCAAAGCCCGCGTGGCCTTGTTCTTGGCAGAGTACACGAGCATCCACACATCATCGAGGTTCACGGGGTATGCCTCCCCTCCCTTATAGAGTATCAATACATGTTGGAAATACGCTCTCAGCGTCTCTGCTGGGCAGTCCTTCGTCAAGGACGTCCCCGAGCCGAATACTTCTATCAATTCGCTTGCCATTGGATAAATTGTTTTGTTCGCCACAAAGGTATTGATATATCAAGAAATATGCAAATAATATGCAAATATTTTCATCTATTTAACGCTTTTATATTCCCGCGTGCGTTAGAGGTCGAAGAATTATGAAAAGAGCCGCTGCTCACGCAGAAGCTCTTCTCTCAATTCATCCAAAAAAAGCATTCGCTATTGTTCGCCTTATTTCCAATTCATAGATAGAATCCTCTCCATATTCTCCTTTGTTGGTCGTATAATGTCTTCGTTGTTGTTCCGTACCGATGCAGGCAGTTTCTTCAGCTCATCATCCGTGAAGTACACCGAGTTTACCTTATCTGCCAGCATCAGTCTCAGTGAGGTGTAGTCTATGCCCCATACCACGTACTCTTTCGTCCACCCGTATCTCTCGCAGGCGGCATCTATAAGTGTACCATATACACTCTTTCCTCCGAATACGAGGCTGTTCTTGGACTCCTTAATCTTCATGGCTCTTGCCATCTTATCATGCTCCTGGTCTATTTTCAGGTGTGTCATGAAGGTCGATGTCTTGTCCATGGTGAGTACGAGGATCATGAGGGCTGCTATATCCTCCTGTGACATCTCGTTTCGGAAGAGGTTCTTTTTCTCTACTATTAGAGCATTGTCGAAGATTTCCTCTGGTGTTTTACAGGTATGATAGGCTATGATGGTGAGGCATTCATCCTGTTTCTCTTTCGCGAGACGCAGGGCCTCTATGGAGACATCTACCTGAATGTTCTCGGCTTTCACACCGAGGGCATCCACCTGCCTCTGTAGGAGGAACATCTTCCCCATCGTGATAGGATAGAGGAAGAAATGCTTTCCTCCTACTGAGAAGCCGTATGGTCGCCCCATAACGGCATCAGCAAGGCCTTGTTCTATGGCAGATGTATTGTCCATTACTGAGGCAGGTTTGTATATGTCTTGTCAATCATGAACACCAATCCCGTGACGGGCTCCTTGGCATAGCCTTTGAGGTGTACGAGATAATGTCCGTCAAGGCTTGTGATGGTTATCTTACCGAGTTCGTCGGACACCTTCTCTGCCGCCTCGCGTTCTTTGAGGTCATTAGCGGCGAGGCCTTTCTCCAATGTGAGGCCAGAGGATAATAGCTTTGTGGTGTCATTTTCAATCTCAAACAGCAGGTCTACGTCGCCGTTGGACTGAAACTTCCCGTTAGGGAACTCTACTCCGAGCTGCCCGTCGGCATGGCCGTCAGCTGTGAGAGAGTACTGAATGGAATCTACGTAACCGTTGTTCGTACACTGCGTGCAGCTCTCCATAAACACGCACAGCAGCGCGAGGATGGCAACCCTGTTAAACCGATGATACTTCTCATAATAGATGTTTTTAGTGTGTGTGCTTCTGGCAGGAATCGAACCTGCAACCTTCCGACAGATCTGTCAGGAACATCGGATGCTCTGCCACTAAGCTACAGAAGCATGGTTTGGGCGGTCTGCGCTACCAGACTCTTCGGAATCCTTTGCTATGCGAACCCTCGGATAAGGACTCCTTAGCGGCCATACCGCACCCAGCGCGTACGTTTAATCCTTCACGTAGTACGTCTTCGAATTGTTTACGGTGGTATCCGTTGACAGGGTATAGACGTACGGGCTCTCCGTTGTGCCAGCACCACTACGCTCGTAGTAGTTCTTCAGTGCCGGGTTACCTGTCGGATGCTTGACCTCCGTGTACGTATCCACGGCGGCGGGAGCACCTGCAGCGACACCTTCCTGTGCGGTGTTGTCGAGAGTCCATGTGCGTGTGTAAGGAGTGAGACCTGACGAGGAACGCTCCGTGAACGTCAGGTTGCCGTCACTCAGCGCCACGGTACCCCACTTCACGGTGTCACCCTCCTCAGCTGCTACGGCGTCGGCCTGGCATGCCCAGATGGCACCATCGGCGGCGGTGAAGGTATCGTCGATGCCTACGGTGTTGCTCTCGATGAGGAAGCCCTCGGTGGAGGGGTCTTCGGGCATCAGGAGGATACCATAGTGGTCGTTGACGACACCATCGCGGGAGGGGAAGGGAGGCTTGCGGCCCTTGGCCTTGCGGATATTGAAAGCAAGGGCATAGGTGGAACGCTTGTACTTCACGTCCTCGTTCTCACCGCCCTCGATCTTGGCCTCCAGCTTGTCACCCTTGGTGGGTGTCAGTTCGGTGCTGTCCTCTACGGGGGTGGGAAGCTCATAGGCATTGGAGCCTATAACGTCGGCGTTGAACGCAAACAGACGGGGTTTACCCCAAGGAATTTTAGCCATTGTCTTATTCGTTTACTTGTTTGTACTCTATTTTATTGTTGATAACGTACTCGTCGGCTTCTGGAACCTCTAAGACGCGCTGTTCCAAGAGCGTCGCCCTGAAGTCATTGCCTCTGAATACCTCAAACAGGGTTGATGCAAGGTTACACAGCGTCTTCAGTCTGAGCGTCTGCTCCTCAGCCTGCCCGTCCACGATATTTGCAGCTACGTAGATGTTGACATTCACGCTTGCCGTCTGTATCTGGCCGTTCTGGTTGGCGAGCATCGAAATCATGATGTCCTCCTTCTTGGAGCCCTTGGGACGCTTGCCCGTATGACGGACAACACCCGTGACCTCGCTTGCGAGTTCCGACCCCTTGATGTGGTCGAAGACATCCATCTTTATTTCAATATCGCTCTTCATATCTTCCAACTGTTGATGACCTTTATCGCCTCCTCCTTGGCGCGGTTCAGCCTCTCGTCAACGACAGACTGAGCCCAGATTCTCGTCGATTCCAAAACGTCCTTGCTCGATAGCGCCTCCACCTTGTCGGCGTAGTCCATGCCTGCTACAACAACCAGCGCGAATACATTTGAGTATTCCTTTGCGAGGTCATTGACCATGCGCCGACCCTCATTGCTTCCCTTCGTACCTCCCAAGACCGTACCGAATGAAGATTCCATGTACTTCAAGCCATACAGGTATACGGAGTATCCTATGGAGCTTCTGAGGTTTCCCGTGTGGTCTATCCAACTCTCCGAAGCGCTGCGATTTCGGACTCTCACGACACACTCCTCCCCAAGCTTCGTTAGCGCCGTGAGCATATATCTCTCTATAAGGCTTGCAGCCCTCTTCAAGAAATCGTCAATAGCACCTTTCGGTGTCTTGCACTCTATGCCCATCACGCATAAATCTTACAGAAGTTGTAATGTCTTGAAAAGCCCTTCACGGTCAAGGGGACTTCTTCCCTTCCACGCATGGTGGTGAGCTTTATCCTCTCTCCGTACTTGAACTCGCGGCAGTGCGGGTTATGGACGATAATAGTGAACGAATACGTCTCTGTACTGCCGTCGGGGAGTCCTATGACGCGGTAGCCTCCTGACTGCTGGGCGTTACATTTGCCCATGCAAATCCATTTGTCTTCCGCGTCATGGTAGATACCATCATCGTCATAGTAGCCCTCTGCCTCTTTGAGGCGGTGCAGCTCATACGCGGTGAAGTCCAATACTCCCATACTCAGCAGTTGATGTAAACGGTCGGCGTGGCACCATCGTCTTTCGGTTCCTCACCAATCTCGTCATATAATCCGTTCATCTGTTTCAGAATCGCCTTCCTCTGGGCATCGGTAAGCGCTCCTACCGACATTCCCGCCTCCGAGAAGGTGATAGCCTGAATGAGAGAGTAAAGACAGTCAGCCAAGGCTCCCTTATAGGCATTAGAAGATGCTCTTTCAGCGTTGAAGGGCTCTTCGCCGTTCAAACCGCGCCTTATGCAGATGTTCTCTGCCTTACCCCGTGGTATGGGGTAGAATACCTCATCGAGGAGTGCTTGGATGACTGTCTTCATAGTGATTACTCGTTAGCGGCCTGTTTCACAGTGATGGTAGCGGTCTTGGTGCCCACGGTGACGGTGACGCTACCTGTACGTGCAGGAGCACTCACGCCATCATTGGCGGCAACCTTCACAGTGACCTTCTTCGTCGTCGAGGAGTAGGTGGGGGTAATCCACGCCTGCTCGGAAGCTACGCTCGGAACGTTCGTCGCATCGTTGGTGTCAACTGTGGAGGTCTTACCCGTAGTGTCGGCGGTCTTGGCGAAGTTCAGCTCTACGGGGTCAACCTCGGGCATATACACCACAGCCTCCTTCAAAGCGTTCGTCTTTGCGACGCTGAGCTTGTTGACGGCCTTGATGATATTGGCGTCAGAGGTGTTAGCGGGCAGGTTGGTGCCTGCGATGCTATTGAGGGCGGTGACGAACTCGCTCTTCACATACTTATGACCCCATACAGTTACGTAGGCGTCGGTAGTGTCAGCTTCCTCGGCATCCTCATCGACGACCTGTACCTTGGTGACGTCAAGCTGATAGACTTGGTCGACATTCTCGATGACGGGTAGTACGTATGCCTGACCCGTGGTAGCCTCCAGAAGAGGATCGGTCTTCGAGAACTTGGCGATGAGCTTGTAGGTGTCGATGGTCTGATACTGCACACCGGGGACGGGGTTGGACTGCTCGGCGAGACGTCCGTAGACGAGAGCACCCACCATGGTAGAGCAAACACCGATGACCATATTGGCATTCCAAGGCTTCACGCTGTTGCGGACACCATTCTTCTCCTTGATAACGGAGCGGTCGATGACCTGGAAGTTCGCACCTGTCTCGTCCTGGAAGGCCTCGTTGAATCGGCTGGCCGTAGGAACGGGGAGGTTGGAAACGCTGGTGTAGGACTGACCGTTGTAGTTGGCAACGAGAATCTTGGCGCTGTCTGTCTTGCGAAGCTTGTCATATGTGCTCTTGGCAATCCAGAAGGTGATGATGGTGTCGCCGTGGTCGTCAGCCTTCTCCTTCATATACTTCAAGTCCTCTACGGTGAGACCAGCGGCGGCATCGGCGATACCGAACTGGTTGCGCTCAGGATAGTTGAACTTGATACGCAGGAGAGCGTCGGGGGTGTCCTCATCCTTGACGGCTACGTAACCATTGGAGAAACCGAAGAGGAAGGCAAACTCATTCTGCTCGTCGATACCCGTAGAACAGAACACGGGGTCCTGTACGAGACGACGGCGAATCTCTGCTTCCTGTCCACCCTGTGCCTCCATGACGTTGAGGGCGTTAATCTCGGACTCCTTCAGGAAACGCTTGATACCAACCTTGGGCAGCTTACCACCACTCTGGGAGATAGTGTCGCGGGCCTTAAGGGGCAGCGGGGAGTCGAGAGACACGTAGTCTGCAGCGACATACGTCAGGTTCAGGGTGTCAGCCTCCCACTTGTTGTCGGGAGAGTACACGCGACGAAGGATACTCGTGTCCTTGTGCAGGTAAGTCAGCTGGTTCGCACGCTTACCGTTGATTTTCTCGATCAAGGTCTTCAAGACCGGGAAGAACGAGAGTACATACTGGATAAATAATGACTGGTTCATAATGTCTTAAAGTTTAATCGTGGTCAAAACGGATGGTGGGAACAGCGGCCTTGAAAGCGGACGCGATGGTAGAGAAGTCGTAGGGAGCGGCGACATCGTTGAACTCACCTGCGGTCATGATGCCGACCAGCGAGCCCTCCTTCTTCCACTCCGTAGTGGTGATACAGATACCCACATAGCTGTGGTTTGCAGGCAGCGAATCGTAAACGTCGCCATTCACGGGCATGGGCTTATACACTTCGGTGTCGCTCTTGATGATGACATGACCTGTCTTCAAAACCTCAGGAGTGAAACCTGTCATGTCAAGCACCTTGCCACCCTTGATGCCATCCTCGTGGTTACGGATGACGATGGATTCAGGTCCAGAAAGAATCTCTTTCGTGTAACCAAGGTCAATCTGACTCATAGTTGTGACTTGTTTTGTTTGTTACAGGTTTGCGGCCAGCTCTTCCAGCTCCGCGTCGGTGAGAGTCTTCGGCTTGGCAGGCTCTTCCTTCTTGGGCTCCACCTGCGGCGCACCGAACTTGGCAAGACCTTCATCTGCGCGCTCCTGGTTCAGCTGCTCCAAATCCTCCTTGACATCGGAAACGAACTCGTCGAAGTCGGCATCGGTCTCGAAAGACATCTTCTCGAAGCTCTTCAAGGTACGCTTACCAAAGGTACCCGTATCCTTCAAAAGGTCTTCAAGGAGAGCCCGACGCTTCTCCGTGGTGCTCTTGGTCTTCATGCCCGTAATCTCGGACTGAAGTGACTCAATGAGCTCTGTCTGCTTTTTCATCTGGGCATTGCTGGCCTCGATGAACTGCTTCAACCACGCAGGCTGCTCTTCCGGGTCTTTCTTCTGGGGAGGGTCGCTACTGGGCTTCTCTTCTGGCTTCTGCTCGGGTTTCTCCTCGGGCTTCTGCTCAGGTTTCTGCTCATTAGCCTTTTCCTGCTTCTTGCGGAACTCCTCAATACCTTGATTCGTCAACCGCTGGGCAAGTTTGAGAGAGGGGATTACCGCATCAACCGCTGGTTTGATCTTTGCGTTAACGTCCTCATCGGAGGCTTCATCGTCGACTTCTTCGAGGTTATCGGCGATGTCTGCAGCAATACCCTCTAAGATTTCTTTCTTGAACCCCAACGCCTTCACTTTGGGTTTCAGGTACTCCAGTACCTTTGTCATTTCAATTTTCATCGATTCTTGTTTTTGATTATGTAGTGAAACAATCGTGTGCAAGTTCCCAATACGATGAATCGCTGAAAGACAGGGCAAAAGTAAGATTATTATTCAATCATCGAATAAGCAAAAGCAAAATATTCAAATGATTAAACATATTTAACAATAAAAGGGCGACCGCAACATGCAGCCGCCCCTCATCACATGGCAACAGACCTCACGGCCTTTACTTAAACACTCCTACGATTCTTTCTTAGTCCGAGCTTCTTGGCCCTGTTGTAGACCTGCTCTTCCGTAACGCCAAGCTTCGTGGCGATAAGGCTTATCCTAAAGGTGGGATACATCTGCCGAATGATGAAATCTTCATCAGCAGTGAACATGTGGTTCTGCCTTACGTTGATACGCTTGCTGAGATACCCGTTCACGGCGGCATAGCTGACACCTATCGCCTTTGCAATCTGGAAGATGTTCTTCTCTTCCTTCATCTCATCAATCTGGCGCTTCTGCTTATCGGTCAAATCCTCGGCGGTCTTGGCTTGCATGACCCTTTGGATTGACCAATAATTACGTCCAAGAGCCGTCGCCATCTCCTTGATAGACATATCCTGAGAGTGAACCTTGATGTACGCAAGCTCCTGTTCTGTGAATCGTTTTCCTCTACTCATAACATTTCTTTTTGGTAACTATATATGTATTATAATATTCTTTCCCACGGGAAGAACTCAATGCCGTTCTCCACATAAGGCTCTCGTCCGAAGTGTCCATAAGCAGCCGTCGGCTCGTAGATAGGATTCTTTAGGTGTAACAACTGCTCTATGCCATAAGGCGAGAGGTCAAACCTATCACGGATAAACTCTGCAATGGCTTCATCGCTGGTCTCGCCCTTATAACCTTTATGCAGCGTTCCATAGGTGTCAACACAGATGCTTACAGGCTCCGCAACGCCGATAGCATAGGACAGTTGTATTTGCATCTTGTCAGCATAGCCTCTGGCCACAAGGTTCTTTGCGATATGGCGTGCGGCATAGGCTGCGGAGCGATCTACCTTGGAGCTGTCCTTGCCCGAGTATGCACCCCCGCCATGAGCGGCACGGCCTCCATAGGAGTCCACGATAATCTTTCTTCCCGTGAGACCTGTATCACCTGCAGGGCCTCCGATGACGAACTTACCCGTAGGGTTGACATGATACTTGATACCATCTACAAACATTCTTTTAACAGAATCTTTATTGATGCGGCCAATAACAGTAGGAATGAGAATATCCTTGACGTCCTTCTCGACGATCTGCTGCATAGTCTTATCCGATGCGAACTCGTCATGCTGGGTTGATACGACAATGGTTCTGATTCTATAGGGCTTCCCATTTTGGTATTCCACAGTCACCTGACTCTTGGCATCGGGTCGTAGGTATTTCATCACGACTCCCTCCTTACGGATATCCGAGAGAGTCTTCATAATGAGTGTGGATAGAAAGTGCTCTACGGGCATGAAGGTTTCTGTTTCATTGGTGGCATATCCGAACATGATGCCTTGGTCGCCTGCACCTTGCATGCGCTCCTCTTCCCTGCTTACACCCATGTCTATATCCGGGGACTGCTCATGAATGGCAGTGAGTACTCCGCAGGAATCAGCCTCAAAACCGTACTCAGGCTTCGTGTACCCGATTCTCCTTATCGTCTTCCTTACCACTGAGGGTATATCCACATAGGACTTTGACATCACCTCGCCTGCCACAATGACCTGCCCTGTGGTGACCATAGTCTCTACGGCAACATGGGAATCCCTATCCTGTTCAAGGCACGCATCAAGGATTGCGTCGCTGATCTGGTCGGCAACTTTGTCAGGGTGCCCCTCGGACACACTCTCACTTGTAAATAGTCTTTCCATTATTCTACTTCTTCGTATTGTAGGTTTTTGTATATCTCTTCGGCAACCCGACCAACCATGGCGGGGTTTGTCTTTCCATTAAGCACATAAGGTACGACATCGGCAGCGATAGAGGCACAGAAGTTTACAACGCTGTTCTTATCTTCCGCATATGGAAGCTTTACCACATAATTCTGCCTTATATTGTCATTCTTTCCCAACGGAAAGATTGCCCATCCGTCTTCTTCAATACAAGAGGTGTATCCCTCATATGATACTTCGTCTATTTCCTTACACTTCTTTTCGTACTGGCCGACCTCCGTCTCGCAGTAAACAATAAGGCCTATCAACCTCACTTGTAACACTTGCTGTTTGAACACCTTTTTCATAACTTCTTTGTTTAATCAGTCCTATTCTATTGATTCTTTATGCAAAGGTACGAGTTTCTATTCAATTATGCAAATAAATATAGTTAAAAATACTGAAATATAAAGATATATGCGCATATGTATGCCTAATTATATGTAACTTTGCGCAGTTATATACTATTTCCGTCATGAGAGACATCAATGAAATTCTTGCAGAGAGCGACATCAGTAAAATCATTTCCGAGCTGAAGAACCGCTCTTATAGCGTACCTGAATGGAGTGAACTTCTTAAGTCCTACGAGCCCAAGTTCCACACTATCGTAACCGATAAGAAGAACCGAAGGGATAAAGTACACTCCGACGGCTCCGTTGACAAGGCCGCACGTCTTACAGTTGGTCTGGAGAAGCTGCTCACGAAGCGAATGACAGAGTTCACCTTTGCCATCCCCGTGAAGCGTGTATACTCCAACATAGAGGGCAATGAGAAACGAAAGGCCATCGCCAATGCCATTGAGGAGATATACAATAAGGCGCACATTGACGCCGAGAACATCAAGCGTGGAACGGCCTACTACGCCTCCTGTGAGATATTCACCATGTGGTACACAACCGATAGCCCCAACACTCTCTATGGATTCGAAAGCCGGAGGAAGTTGAAATGCCAGACCTTCTCACCCATGGACGGATGCAAGCTCTACCCCCTCTTTGACGAGAAGGGTGATCTGATTGCCATGTCCTTTGAGTACGATAAGAAGACGAGCAATGAGAATACCGTCGTTTTCTTCGAGACCTTTACCGCAGAGAAACATAAGAAGTGGAAGCACGACGGAGCCAATGGAGTGTGGGAAGAGGTCGGCCAAGAGGAGACCATCAGCATCAATAAGATTCCTGGTGCTTACCTGATGCGCCCACAGCCTGTATTTGACGGATTGCAACCGCTACGCGAAGACTTGGAGTACACCCTATCACGTAACTCCGATGTCGTGGCCTATAACTCCGCTCCTATCCTTAAGGTGAAGGGTGAGATAAAAGGCTCCGAGAATAAGGGTGAGTCTCGAAGGGTCTACCGCGTCATGGAGGGCGGTGATGTGGGGTATGTCTCATGGGCTCAGTCCGACGCAGCCTTGAAGTACCATATCGACAACCTCCTTAAGTTCTATTGGATGCAGGCACAGATGCCCGACATCTCCTTTGAGAATATGAAGTCTCTCGGTAATATCGGTTACGACTCACGCCGTACGCTCCTTACCGATGCGCATCTTAAGATTGGCGAAGAGAGTGGCCCGTGGATTGAGTTCTTACAACGCGAGTGTAACGTCATCAAGGCTTTCCTTAAGGAACTCAACGTATCTTGGAGGGACGAGATTGACAACGTGGTTGTCGAACATATCATCACTCCGTTCATCATCGAAGACGAGCAGGCACAGATAGACATGCACATGAAGGCCAACGGAGGCAGGCCCGTCGAGAGCCAGCGTGAGAGTATACAGCGCATCGGCAAGTCGCAGAATGTCGATGAGACCATCAAACAGATCAACGAGGAAGCGGCGCAGGAGGCCATAAGGCAGGCCGCTGCTTCTACTGCCGCCATGGAAGGAATGTTCAGTGCAGAATAAATACTATTATGAAAAAGAAAATTGCTCAATGGCTTCTGAGACTCGCCAAGCGGCTCGACCCGCAAAAAGAGTTCATCCTCGCCGACCAATACGAGCCCAAGGCTCTTGGAATCGGCTACCACATCACCAAGAACGATGTGCGCGAATATCGTAAGCACAATCCTGAAATCAAGTCCCATCGTGAAGGGCTTAAGAGGCTCATCGAAGACCAGAAGAAGGAGATTGGCACCAACATCTTCGCTGCCATCTACAAGAACGACCTCATCGACTACAACGTAAAGAAGACACTGTGGGTTGCCGATGTGACGGGCAGACTCTATGTCTACACTCCCAAGGTGGAAGAAAGTGCGGAAGAGTAAGCATGTTACTGAAGAGTGCTACTGGAGAGGTGAACACTGCTGGTACGCCTCTACGCTACGGAAGACGGTGAAGGACGCAGGCCTTAAGCCGTTCTCCTTTCCTGTGGCCTTGTTTGATGTGTCGAAGCTGCATTTCAGTATCGACAGCACAACAGACTTCATCGGTAACATGAAGAAAACCTTGGAGGCAGATTACAAGAAGCCTATCATCCTTGATGACCACGGTATGGTAGCAGATGGTATTCATAGCCTCTGCCGTGCCATCCTTGAAGGAAAGCCTACCATCATGGCATACCGACTACTCGCCATGCCCGAATCTGATATTACCAAAAATGGCTAAACCGCGCACACCGAATCAAAAGAAGAGATACGCATCGTTGAACAAGCGACTCGGAAGATATGTAGCCCTTGTTCAGTCTATCTATGACACCCTTGCTTCGGAGGCGGCGAGTATCGTCACTACGGGAACGGGATACACGGGGGAAGATGGCGTCCCGTTTAGATTCAAAGACTATCCTGCAACGAAAGGGCGCGTCGATGAGTTGATGCGCCACTTCTCTCATGACATACAGGCTCTAATCTACTCAGGAACGACAGATGAATGGAAGCGGTCTAATTTAGTCCAAGATTTGCTCGCTAACGACGTTTTGAAGGTCTATGGTATACGACGTAACGGAGAGAAGGTAAAACGCTACTACGAGCCGAATAACGACGCATTAAAGGCATTCCAACAGAGAAAAGACAAGGGGATGACCGTCTCGCAGAAGGTATGGAACCAATCCTACAACTTCAAGCGGGAACTTGAATACGCTATATCATCTGCCATAGAGAAGGGGCAGAGTGCCGTCACGCTCTCTAAGAGGATTAGCAAGTATCTCCACGACTTCCCTTCCCTACAAAAGGATTATGGAGAGCGTTATGGAAAGGCTGTAGAGTGTCAAAGCTGTGAATACCGCTCCATACGCCTTGCACGCTCGGAAATAAATATGGCATATCGCACTGCCGAGCAGACGCGCTGGGAACAAATGGACTTCATCAAAGGATATGAGATAAAGCTATCCCACAGCCATCCAAAACGCGATATCTGCGACGATCTTATTGGTGTTTATCCGAAGTGGTTCAAATGGCCGGGATGGCATCCCAATTGTTTCTGCATTTGTATTCCTATTGTAATGACAGATGATGAGTGGTATAGCGGGAAAGGTGAGGAAATAAAAGATGTTCCTAACAGTTTATTAGATTGGATTGACGAAAACCAAGAACGTATAGCTGCAGCTGAAGAACGTGGTACAAATCCATATTGGATAAGAGACAATAAAAAGGGTCTTATAGAACAAGTCGGTTATGAGTTTACAAAGCCACAAGAGATACATATAGACATTCAAGAACACATTGATAGCACTTCGTCTGATTTTGAAGAAAAGATAGTCCTCGCAAACAAACGACGCCGTGAATATTACAGGCTTCTCGAAAATAGTGAATATACAGATGTTGAATTTGATCCAGACACACTTGGCTTAAGAGCGACACATACAAGCCACAATAAATCAAATCCTAAAGAAGAGAAGTTCTTTGAAGGATTAACTGGTAAAGAATTAGAAGTGATGTGTCAAGATGTTCTTTACAAAACAGGACATAGCTGTATTTTACTCCCAGAGAATCTTACAAAAGATGGCAATTACGTATCCTGTCTTGATGCAATCATCGATGAAAAGGTTATGGATATAAGAAGCATAACCTCTGATTCAAAAAACTTTGGTGGTGCAATAAAAGATAAATGTAAACAATTGTTCAAATATAACGCTTTAGAAGAAACCACAACAAAGGCTCACTCTATGTGTATGTTCTTTTACGAACCATCTTATTTTTCTGAAACAAAGATCTTTGAAGGTGTAGAAAAAGCTAAGAGATATTTGGGACTTGAACGACTTCCTATAGACGAGATATTATGCGTATTTAGAGACGGAACAACAAGACTTATAAAAATAGAATAACCCTCCTTGTCTGGCAGCCGCGCTATCCACTTGGGAATCCCCCGGCCCCTCCACGAACATTGCTGCTCGCTTCTTTAAGCCTCTAACAAGAAGGTTTATTCTGTTTGCAAAGGTAAGTATTTATTCCAAATCTTCAAAATATTTCATTGCTTTTCTTTCAATTGACGCTATAAAGTACATATTACCCTGTATAATTGGTTAATTTGGAGCCCTATGATACTGCGAGAACCTTGTAACACTCGTCCTCGAACTTGCGCATCATCAGCGGTGTGCTGTCGTTGATGCTTCTGATGTCGTCTCGAAGGACCTTGCGCCAATTCTCATCATTCTCATCGAGGCATTCTATAGCGAGGTTGATGATGCAGTCGAAGCACGCTTTCATCTGCTCGATAAGATCCACCAGATTAGCCGTATTCCGCTTTGGCTTTGGCATTACAACCATCTTCGGTTTGTGTTCCTGTGTTGTCTGAATAGGCTTTGGACTTATTTGTAGGATGCCTCTCTTCACGAGGGCGTGTAACCACTGACGGCCTTTCTGCGTCCAACGGAGATAAGTACCTTTTTTGTTCGTGTGGTAGACTTCCAAGCCTTGGCCAGAAAAGCGAGCCCTCAACACCCATTGCTTACGCTTGTCTTGATAGACTATCCCAAGAGATTGCAGCTCTTGCAACAACTCTTGTGCTGACCGCATTCCGAGGTCTTTGGCCAACGTCGTATTCGACCACTCGGTTGTATACTTCAATACGTCACGGGCATAGTTGGCATCTTCTATCAGGTCGTCTACCTGCTCTTTTACGGGTTTCACCTTACTCATCTTTGTGGAGATGCGGTCTGCCAGCTCTTCGATAACGCTCTTGTCTTCCTTGACGGATTTCGATACTTTCTCATACCAACCTTTATCAAATGGTTTGGTTGATGTTCTTGTTTGATTTAATGTTCTTTCCATTTTCTTTCTGTTTAATGTGTTCCTTTCTTCTCTATATGCAAAAGTACTGATTTTCAGTGATATACACAAATATATTTAGTTAAAAATACTAAACTTTTCGACATCAAAAAACCCTACCCAATCATGCTTTTGGCAGTGAGAGGGTAGGGCCCAATTAAACAGAAAGAAATTCAAGATTCTTTTCGGTTATATTTCTGCGTCTTTATGTTTCTCATTGAACCGAAATACTTTGCGAACTCGACTTCCGAGTGAACGTTAAGTTTCCTGTAGATTCTTCGGATATGGTTGTTTATTGTATCTACCGAAAGAAACATCAGCTTCGCTATCTCATCTTTACGTTTACCATCATACAGATACGTCGCCACCGTCAGCTCTCTTTCCGTGAGGTTTGAGGATATACGCGGCTGGCAGATAAGACCTTCATACGGACATTCACCACGAAGTGGGCAGTCAACCTTTTCAAGGTTTATGACATTGACATCGCCGAGCGATTCCAAGTCTATATACGTGGTGTCAACCCTTGAAAAGTTACACTTGATGAACCGCTTTACCATAACATACTTATAGTATGGTAGATTTGTCTCACTGATCCCGTAGATGCTTCTAAGGGCTGCAAAGCTTTCTTTGAAATCCCTTTTAAGAGTGTCATACATCAAGTCGATGATTTCTCTGCTGTTCTCACTAAGAACCTCGGTATGGCCATCGGTATTCCTGTACCAAACCTCATCATCGTAGCTGTAAAATTCTATCTGTTTCATGTCTTGTTAGATTGATTCTTAGGTAGTGATGTGCAAAGGTACAAATTTCTACTATTACAGGTAAGGAAATATATAAAAATGAGGCATTTTTGATGAAATTCCTATCTCTTGAACACTATAGTGATACTCTCTATCTCGCCAAGTTCCTCCTCAAATTCGTCTATCATGCGTTCAAACTCCTCCGTGAATAAAGCTCTCTCGCAGTCATTGGCTTTGAACTTGGCATTGCAATTGAACACCTTGTCGCGATACTTGGTTATTGAATCATACTTTCTCATAAGTTAAATTTTAAAATTCATATTTTCCCAGACATATATTCTTGCTTTTGATGAATCACCGCGAGTTACAAGCCAATCAAAAGACAAACGCTTATGCGGCATCTTCATAATTGGGTCACGACTGTGAATATTGTCGTTCCCGATATGATAGAAACGGCGGCAATGACTGCGCACCCATCTCGTATCTACTCCAAATGCATTACCGCTCTTCAGATTTCCTGTGCCGTAAAGGTGTGTACAATAGGAGGCTATTACAAACTCTGGCTCATACTTCTTGATAGCAGACAATGCATCAAGCGGTTCTACATCCATTGGATAGCTGATAGGCATCGCGCCAAGTGCGAGATACGACTCTCGTATATCAGCACGCTCCTGTAGCCTGCTATCTGTAATAGGTATGCCTAACGTGCGTCCTATCCAACCTGTACCACAGCAAATCTCTAACGCCTTATGCGGCTCATACTCTGGGTCATCATCAATCTCACCACGAAGAAAATCTATAAGTTCCTGCGTCGGGAAGGTATATATCCCAAGCGCTTGCATAACCATATTAAGCGTCGCATCAGTATCATTTTCTATTTCCTTGAAAGGTATAGGATTAATTATCGTGCCGAGAATCCTGTCTTCGCGACTTATCAGCCTTGTCAGCTCCAGCACCCTCGTCATGTCAAGCCTATCTATGTCTATCACAGTACGCTTATTGTTTCTCTGCATCTGCTTCATGGCATCAATGTCAATCGGCTGATTTCGGAATGCCTTATTAAGATTTGCTATCTGATTGTTCATAATCTAATTCTACCAGCTATTATTATCATATTTCTCATACCAACACAACTTAGCACGAGAGAAGTTCTCAAATATAATCCGACCATTGTAGTCATGGAACATCATCCACGAATGACTATTCTTCAGGTCTTCCGTATTGAGCATAATTGGAGAGACGCCCTCTTTCCGTACCTCCCAATACACCTCTACGTTCAAGATACGCTCGATGTCCTTTTGATAGTGGTCAAAGTACCACGAGCCATCTGTCCTGTAGTCGTGATGTGCACCATCCTCGAAGGTGATACGATGCCTGAGCTTGATGAAGTGGTTCTCATCGTCATACTCTACACCTGTAACCTCCGACTGCAGCATCTTACCGTGGTCATAGAGACTATCTCCGTTCCACTCGAAGACCTTACCAATTACTTGTTTCAGTATCTCGGTTTTCTGCTGTAAGGTAAAATCTACTACCACAACGATTCAGTTTTAGGATAAGTTTTCGCATATAGCCACTCTATTGCCCGCTCTCACAAGCTTTGGGAGGAAGGCGTCCAACGCATGTTTTGGAAATGAAGATTTCATTCGTCCTCCCTCTTCGGACAATGTTATACCAAGAATATACGATGCCTTTTCGGCGTCATCTTCGTAGATGTTATAGAAGTCTCCTATCCGAAAGAGAATGATAGCATCTGTATGCTTTTTCTTTATCTCCTTCCACTCACGCGGTATACTTATCTTTTTCATTTCTGTTTAATCTCAAATGTTACGCCTTTTGGCAATTTAGAATAATCCACACTGTTGAGAAAGTCCACAAAGTCCTCTTGGCTGATCTGTGGCTTAAAGTCAAGCCAATTAAACACGACCTTCTTCGTATGGTCGTAGTAGATGACGTTATCAATCGGCAATCCGCTGTCAAAGATATACAGCTTAACGTCGCGCTCCTCACGGGCTTTGCGGGTCTCTTCCTCATAGCGTTTGATAACCTCATCACGTTTCGCCTGTTGTATGGCCTGATGACGCACTCTTACACGCTCTTCGATGGCCTGTGGCGTGTAATAACCCAAGGCAACTGCTTTCTCTATAGATTCACGTTCTTCATCTGTTAGATGCATCACGTTACGTTCACCGCTTTCAGCGTAAGGGTTTTCCCACTTCATCCCTGTCTTTTCTTCGAGGAAAGCGATGAACTCATCAGCCTCCGTCTTCCAGCGGTCTACTATTCCAAGTTTGTATAGGAGGTACTTGAAGTAAGGACGCTCTTCTTTATCTCCTACAGCCGACAACTTCGAGAACTCATCCGAAGTGATGCGCAAATAACGCATAGCCACTTCTTTCCCTTCGTGCTTGATGAAATACTGGCCATTTGCCTCTGGGTAACTCGGATGACCGAGATAGTTGCATAAGTGCAGCGGGATAAACTTTCGCAACTCAGGGAAGTACTTCTCTATCTCTTCGTGAATACAGCCACAAACCTCTGGGTTTCGATGTCCGTACTTATACACGCTTCCTGTGAGGTGGAAATCACAATGTCCGTTCTTACAATCATCATGGAGGCTTACCTCTATGCTGATGCGATAGTCAATCCCATTTTCAGTAAAATGTTTTGTTGGTGCCCAACAGAGCCGTTTTGATTTTTCCATAATCTGTTTAATTGGTTTTGAATTTCTTTGTCTTTGCTATGAATAACGCCATCCGAACATCGGCACCTGCCATCTTCAGGCGTTCTATGAAACTATTTGATGTCTGTCCTGTGGTACAGATGTCATCAACCACTATCACCCTGCGACCACGGAAGAAGTCATTGTCTATCCTCACATTGTCAAGGTGGCTGTGGTGACGTATGATATGTGACTTCTCCCTCTTCCCAAAGACATGGACATGCCCGAAGCCATTCACAGCCCCGCACCTGTCACACACATCATTCATGAACGTCCTGTACCTCCGCTCTGTTGTCCTCTCACAGCTTGCAGGGATGTTCACGATAATGGTGTTATCCATGTTCGTCTTCGATAGCGTCTCACAAACCATATCCGTTATGATTCGGATGGCATACTTGCGTCCGTTCTTGAAGTCAATGATGTAACGATTTGACTCCTGCGCCTCGAAGCTGGCACGTCTCATATACCGCTTGGGAGTGTAGTTCAATAAGGCAAACCGTAACATCTTCTTAGCGCTTTAGTTTGTTGGCAAGATACTCTCTCTCGGACTTCTCCAAGTCGATGTCCTCTTCAAGCTTTACCATGATGATGAAGTCTATTCCGAACTCCTCCTCGATGATGCTGTAAAGGCAGGAATCGTCGCTTGCGTTCACGATGATCTTGCGCCCGAAGTCCTCCATGCTTCTCTTATAGGCAGCGGCATCACTTTTAACTTCTTCCTCGTGCTGCCTCATGGCCTTCTTGAAGTCATTCATGAGGCGCTTGTTGTCTAACTCCAACTCCTGGCTCTTGCGTTCCAAGTTGTTGATGGTGACCATCAGCTCTGCTATCATCTTATCGTCCCTCTCGTGACGCATCCACTCTCTGCAGAACTCATCCTTATCCATCTGGACTGAATTGTAGAGATGTTCTACCTTTGCGTACTCCTCACCTGTGAGGTTGTCCTTTGTCCTTTCGTAAAACTCTGTCTGTAACATAACTTTTCTGTTTAATTGGTTCTTGATTAAAGGAGCACTCCTCCTTCTTCCTTATATGCAAAGGTACGCATTTTTGCGCATACGCGCAAACTATTTTAGTTAAAAATACTGAAAATCAAAGACTTAAAGTAAGCTTCCGCTTTGCTTGGAGCAGGCTCTTGTCATACCGCATCCTCGCGATGATGCCTGCCTTGAAGATGATGGCAAACGTCTTCAGTTGGGAGGTCATGACTTGATTGCGCTCTTTGTCCCAATACGTCTTCATGAATCTCCTGTACCTGTCCCTTGCGGCCTGCAGCTCCATGAAGGCTGTTCTTGTATCTATACTCTGTTCCATCAGCTGAAATAGGCACTGAGCCAATGTTTATCGTCTTCCGTATTCGGGTACTTATAATACTGATATGGGTCATCCTCTTCGCGCACCCACCCGGCACCGAGGAAGTCGTCAAGAATAGAATAGCATTCGTCGCCTGATGGGAGATATGATAGTTCCTTCTCCAAGACGGTCATCACTTCTGCTGACGATATTTGACAAGCCTTTATCTCCAACTTGTGCACCTCGAAAGGAATTGCATCCAAGATGTTTTGAAGTGACTCTACCATCAGGTCGTTATACCCCACTTCAATATCATGCACGTTAATGATGGTAACATCAAACACAAGGACTCCATTTTCCTTCAACTTAACGCCAGCGCATGGAACCCATTGGCCAGAGACGAGGAAGCACTCATTTAAATACTCCTCGAAATAATAATACTTGCCATCGCATTTGTTCAGCTTGACCTTTATCTGCTCTACGAGGCTGTTTCTTACCTCTTCAATACTTATCTGTTTCATAGGAATTTCAGTTGTTGGTTTTGTATTCTTTCCGTTGCGAACTTTCGCGCCTGCTGTATGTTGGCGAACCTCCAATAGATAGCGCCCTTCCATACGATGTACTTCTTTCCGCGGTCGTATATCTTCTTGATGACATAACCGCCGATTTCCTCTATATAGCCTATGGGCTTCGTGAACTGACCTTTCATAGCTGTTAGATTTTACCGATGAATACCTGCTTGTAGATCTCTTGAAGCTCACTGACGCTCTTGCCTGTCAGCTCGTCCACATGAGCCTTTGCATACTCCTCTACGGCTTCCTTACCGCCATAATAACGATTTCTGAGGTCTTTGTCGAAGTCCATACGATGCCATCCGTCCCATCTCTTATAGTAGTAATCAAAAACGGGATTGGTAATCGAGTAGTGGAGTAGGTTGTCAATCTTCTCCTGCGCTTCTCTCGCCTCCTTCTCGATATACTTGTAATAGACATACTCTGAAAGAAGCCCTCGTACTACAGCCTCCTTCTCATCCTCTCGGTACGTGGCGTTCCCGATGTGGCTCTCTACACGACTGACACCGCCGCCAAGGAGGTTGTCATAGAGGACTGGTATGTTGGTGTCGGTCTTATCGCTCTGGATATATACATCGACGAAGATTTCTCCTTTGTAGTTATATATTCCCTTCACAATAGAGTTCCATCGATTTCCAAGCTGCCTGTCGTGCTTAACACGGAAGTTACCCTCTTTTCCGCACTCTTTTACGATGCGCCTTATGACGGGTAACATCACATACGGCTTCAACAACGTCTTCCCTGAAATGGTGTTGATGCGCTCCAACTTCTCTTGCGGCTCCAGGGTGCCAAATAGAATTTCTTTTAGTTCCATAACTTTCTTGTTTAATTGGTTTTTAACTCGAAGGGCTCTCCCTTCCTTTCTATATGCAAAGATACTGAAGTTCAGTGAGATACGCAAAGAATAATAGTTAAAATAACTAAAAAGGTAGAGGGAGTGCTTAGTCTCCCTCTATCCATCATAAGTCTATAATTTCTATGTCATAGTCACTCTCGTCACAGTTCGCATTCAACGTTTCAACAGCATTGCCTATATCACCCCACGCCAAATCGTTCTGAATGTCATCAGCCACCTTGTCGCTGACAACGAATGTCAATGTTACTATCTTCATAACTCATACTGTTTAATTGGTTACTCATAGTCTCTAATTCCTAACGCCACAGGGAAGCGGGGGATGACACCGCCGTCCGTGAATCCGAAATGCCGGATGGTACACTGCTTGCCTATCAGCTTCTCACGGTCTCGCAGATAGCTTGCACGGAGCACCTTGCTCCCAGTCGGGCGGGCAAAGAACGTAAATGGCTTGCCCGCTGGGTGAGCCTCTTCCGTCCACAGGAAGTCGGCCACCACCAGCTTGAATATTGCCGTGCCCTTGTCCTGTCCGCTGGCCTCTATCACATCAGCTATCTCGTATTCGTCAGTGTCGAATTTCTTCAGCTTCATAAGATTCCCGCTTCTTCCTTCGATATACATACCATCCATATTACGGATGATAGCACCCTCGTAGCCTTGCTGTACGAAGAAGTCATGCCATCGTTCTATCTCCTCAAAAGAGTGGCATATTATCGTCTGGCAGAGATTAACGGGGTCTTGTACCTTTTCCAAGTCAGATAGAAGGTTTGACCACCTTTTGATGTTTGTCTCTTCTGTTATTGGTCTATCATACGCCACGAACTTAAGCTTATCCGTCCAATCCGATTTGCATTTCACTGCCGAGCAGATCTGCTGGAACGTCAAATCCTTGTAGGCGTAGATTTCACCGTCGAGGGGGAGAAGGTCTCTGTGACCCTCTGCCCACTCTCTCAGGTGTGGTACATAATACTCTTTCCCCGTGCGTGAAAGGATGTGTACCTCATTACCAATCAAACAGAGAAGCGCTCTCACGCCGTCCAATTTAGTCTGGACGATGCATGGGAACTTCACACGGGTCTTATCATATCCTGTAGCCAACATGGGCTTTGTAAGCTGTGTCATGATAGCTGGAAGTAGTTTAGTTTCTTACTCGGTTTCTTAAGTAATCCGTCACTCTGGACAACCTTACCTTGGCTTGTGTACTCGCCGTATCTCCAATGAGGCACAGAGGCGAACTTCTCGTAATACTTCTCAATGAAATAAATGCAGGTTCCGTTCCTCCATATTTCGCGTTTCAATAGCCGTGTCATTAGTCTTCCTCCTCGTTAAAGTCATAGTAATCGCCCCAAATCTCCTCATCCGTGAACCCTTGGTCTGGGTCTGCGGCGGGTGGTTCTCCGTTGAAATACTCGCCATTCGCTGTGAGTGACGGGTGCAACACGTTCGGATTGTCTCCGTGAGGGTGTCCGTCGAAAGCGAGTTCAATGCCTATAGAGCGAAGCTTGTCTTTTGCCTGCTCTTCGGAGTCGAAGTGATGGTTCTTACCATCCTTGTCTTCTACTGCGTATCCCATGCCGTGCAGAAGTTTGACCACCTCGTGACCATTCATCTCTGCGAGGAGTTCGTAGTAGTCCTTGCCTCCAAATACTCCGTAGCCTTCGTAGCACTCTTCGACATACTGATTACCTTTGTTGTCTACCATGACAACGTGCATTGGCTTGCCATTAACGATTCTCTCGTCGGTGTCCTGTGTGAAAAAGCTGAACATTCCCATAGCTGTACTCTGTTTAATTGGTTTCTGTTTGAAAGGGCTTTCCTTTCTTTCTTATATACAAAGGTACGGGTTTTTGATGAATTGTGCAAATATTTATAGTTAAAAATACTAAAATCATTGAATAGATTCCAAATATCTCTTTCGCTCCGTCTTTATCTTGTTGTAATCGGCGCTAATACCTCCTGGCTCGAAGTCGCTGACAAGAACATCTATGTGCCTATATGAGCATCCTACCATTATCAGTTCTCTGAACCTTATCCAATCAGATATAACTCTATAAGAAGTGTCATATCCTCTCTTCTTCAATAGGGCAGTACGAATAAACGAAGCTTGGTGTGGAAGAGTGTTATATCTGAAATAGCCGTTAGTTAATCTATCTGGGTATGTAGCAACCTTTCCATCTATTATCATATTGCCATAAACGATGTCTTTGTTGAGGTATGGTATAGATAGGCCAAAGGAGCATTCTGAATGGAATGTGTCTCCGCTGTTAAGAAATAGGCAGAATTCCCCGTTGGCCATGCGTATACCTTTATTCATGGCATCGTAGATTCCACCATCCTTCTCTGACACCCAATACTTCAAGTATCTTTCGTTTTCTCGGATAACGTCTACGCTTCCATCTGTGCTCTCTCCATCGATTACAATAAACTCCAGAAGACTGAAACAAGTCTGTTTGATGACGCTATCTATAGTCTTCTTAAGTCCTTCCTTGTTGTTGAGGTTTATAGTAATAACTGACAGCTTTTCCATATTATAAGAAATCACTTAGTATCTCCGAATCAGTAGCCGTACCTCCCCAATTCTCACATCTCTCAATTACCGCCGTTGCGCAGTCAGGTGCATCGTCATGAGCCATCGCGCCCTCTTTTCGGTATGATGTCAAGTCACGATAGAACTCTGGCCACCTATGTTCCCATCCTTGTGGGAAGATGAGCATATTAGACACCTCATTGGATCGGGAGAAGATTCTCACCTGTTTGTTCATGTGGGTAGTATAGGTCACGAACTGCGTCTGCCTATTTTCGTACTCACGGGTTATCCTCTCCACGTTACGCATGAACAATCGTCCTCCATTGTTGGACTCTATGAAGCAAACACCCGTCTCGTTCTTGCATAACATCTGCGCCATTGCTTGCTCGGTGTATTCTGCAGGCTTCTTCGTATAGAGGACATCGGTGACATAGTAACCTTCCGGGTGTACATCGAAGCAGATGGAACACAGCCAATCCGCTCCCGTATCAGCTGGGTCGGTAACATTGCCAATAAACTTCGCAGAGCGACGCGGAGGTAGTATCTCGTAGGTCTTGAACGGGCGGTACATAAGTCCTTCGAGCGGGGTGGGGTTCTGCATGTATTGCGTCTCGAAGACATAGGAGTTGGCGTTCTTAATCTTCATCAACTCGGGGATGGTGAACTTGAACGGCCATAGCGGTCTCTGATTCCCATGTCCATCAGTCATGATAGCAGGAAGTGAGAGGACAGTCCACTCGTCAGGTTCTATCTCCTGAAGGTATCCGCAGAGGTCATGCTCATGGAGCCGCTGCATGATGATGATGATAGGTGTCTTGCGGGAGTTGACACGGTTTCGGATGGTTGTCTCGAAGCGGAGGTTCACCTTTTCACGTATCTTGTCACTCAAAGCTTCGTCTGGTTTGATGGGGTCATCGATGATAATCGCCCCTGAGAAGCCATTCGGGTTATAACGTGCGGTGAAATCATCAAACAGCTTATCTTCATCCTTATCGTAGTCAAGCTCTACACGACCTGCACCGAAACCTGTAATCTGTCCGAGCATAGAGGTAGCATACTCACCACCACCTACTGTTGTATTCCATTTCGAGCCTGAATTTATACGGCGGTCAAACTCTACATTAAACACATTCTGGAAGTACTTCGATTTGATAATGTCTTTTGTTGCAACGGAATTATCAAGTGTCAAGCTACCGCTATAACTGAGATGTAAGAAAAGCGACCTTGGATTAAGCGCAAACCCGTAGGCGGGGAACATTCTGGATACAAGCTCCGTTTTTCCATAGCGCGGAGCTATGTTGATTATCAGCTTTTGAATCTCACCCTTCACAACCTTGTCAAGATATTGGCATATCTTAATATGGTGCTCACCTACGATGTAAGGAGCACCATTCATGTACTGGAAGAACCCTTGCGTGAAACGGAGGGTTGATGACAGTAACAGTTGCTTATGGATAAGTTTCTGTTGCTGAAAATCCATTATAAACCGTTTACATCTTTAAGATACTTTATGTCCGCATCTGTGAGTTTAGGCCACTTGAAGTCATCGCCACCGCGACCTGTCAGCTCCATCCATTGCTTATCGGCGAATCCGTTAAGGCGTGCCACGAGGTTAGAGTTGAACTTATTGATCATAGCTCCATCCACCTGTTGGGCGCAGATGACATTCTCAATCTGCTCAATGACAGGTGGAAACCCCGTCTTATCGATATAGTTCTTACGGAAGTCGGCCCATTTGTAATGGATGCCTGCATAGGCGCAGAAGCCATATAGAGTATAGGCCCTCTGGGTTACTACCACATTCTGACGAAGAGCGTTCTTCTGTTTCTGTTCTTCGCCAGCGCCAATAGAGTCAAGGACGTTAGATGCGGTCTTCTCCTGCCACGGATTACCATCAATCCAATCGCAGTATTCCACGAACTTATCCCATAGTGCTTTCGGCGTCTTAAAGCGTGGAGGGTGACCTACAGGAGATGGCATGGAGTGTACCAATCCTGCCATTTTGTTGTCGTTTGCCATATCAGTTTACCTTTACTTTTACCAGACGGCCACACTTCGAGCAATGGTACTCAAAGTACTCGGCGGGCTGTATGTTCATACTTGCATTGACGTTGTTCAGTTCCTCCTTGAACTTCTTGTCCTTCTCGGCCTTTGTCATTGCATTGACAATACCGGCTGTCTCTGTCTGCTGTGTCGAGACGATAGGATTCTGCTTCACCTTCGCATCGAGGCCGAGCATACCGACGATACTCTCATCGAAGTACATCTGCATCGACGTCGGGTCTTGGAGGTAAGAGAGCTCCTGACGGAGTTTCTTCTCGTTCCATGTGGCGAACTCCTGTGTCTTATCGTCCGCAATACGATATTGCTTGATTTCCTCGTCTGTGAGGTCATCAAGGATGATACACGGGAGTTTGGTCAGCCCCGCCTCCTTTGCGGCCTTATAAACGCCATTTCCCGTCACCACAACGTAGTTCTTATCTACGGTGATAGGCTGGTTCACGCCGAAGTCCTTGATACTCTCGATGAGCAGGTTGATACTCGCGTCTGTCTTATGCGAACCTTCGTAGGGGGTAATCTGGTTGATGTCAACCTCTACGATTTCCTTCTTTAATTTGATGTCTTGTGCCATAGTTTAGTCCTCCATGTCTAAGTCGATTTCCTCAATGTTTCCGCAATAGGGGCATACCACCTTCATGAATCTGGTGGCATCGGGGCGCATCTGTACCACGAAGAGGTCCTTGGCGGGGTCTTCTTCACTAAATGTGTTGAACTCTTCTTCCTCAGATTCCTCGGACGGCTCATATTCAGTCGTATCTTGCGGTGCTGGCTGGTAGTCCTCACCGCCTCCTTCCTCATATTGGAAATCGGTGATGTCGTGCAAACCGCCACCCGCAGCGTTGAAGTTGTTCTGGAACTGGTTGAAGTCGAAGTTAATCATGCGGTTGATGTCCTCGAAGAAGAATGCTTGCATCTCCTCGGGAGCCTCCATCTTCTTCAGCTCCTCTATCAGCTCGTTCTCATCGAAGCCTGACTTCTCAGCAATCTTATTGTCGAGGATGCGGAAGCGCTTAGCCTGCTCCTCTGGCATATCGCTGACGATGATAGGCACATACTCACAGCCGCACTGGAAGGCCGCGATGTAACGTGTATGACCGCAGATGATGATATGGTCCTTGTCGACCATGATAGGCTTGATGAAGCCGAACTTCTTGAAACTCTCAATAACGGGCTGTACCGCGTCGGCGTTGTTTCGAGGGTTGTTGTAGTAGGGGTAAATCTCCCCAATCTTTACTGTCTGAATATTCATTTCTTCGCTTCTTTTTGTTTCGTTTCGCGTGCTACTCGTTTCTCGTCTACCACCTTCTCCACACAGGCAGAGTAATGATAGTTCTTGAAGATTTTGGCAAAGCCCGTCACAAACATCAGCTTGCCAAACTCGCGTTGCTCCATGCCAAGGTTCTCGCAGATCTCGCGCTCACTCTTGCCGTCCTTCAACATCTGGAAGACGATATTCGCCGTGCCGTCAATGGAGTGTGAGCCACGGGCGCGGTTGTGACGAATGGTACTGGCCATGCGCTGGTCGATGTCCTTGTCGAGTACTACGATAGGTAACATACCCTTACAGCGGGCATCGATGTCGGGGAACTTACGGATGACGAGGTTGCGGTGGAATCCGTCGATGATGACGTACTTCTTCAGGTTGTCATCCCAGATAGTCACAATAGGCATGGTATAGCCATCCTCTCTGACGGACGTGTACAGCAGCTTCATCTCCTTGTCGGCAACATGGTTGGGGTTGTAGTTGTTGGCCACAACCTGCTCCTTGGGAACCCAAAGCACGCAGTCAACGGGATTCACATTCTCGGGAGAAAGCGTACTGATGTACTTTCTCAGGTCGTTCAGGTATGCCAGCTTGTCTTGTGCGGCATCGAACTCCTTCTTGATTTCTTCTCTTATATTCATTTGTTTGCGTTTTTAATTGCTTCGTAATTCTCGTTGTAATAAGCGTGAAGGGTGCGCTGAATATTCTGTATGCGCTTCATCTCAAAATCTTCTGAAAGAATACAGATGGCAGCTGTCTGAGAGATGCGACGCGTCACAAAGACGCGGCCTTCCTCCCACTTTCCTACACCTTCAAGCCCTCTATCAAGGGCATTATGGTACATGCGTTTGATGCCTGGCACCTTTGTCTTGTCGCCTACAAGGTTGTCGGCAAGATATTCCACGTACTCTTCCCATGAATTGAAGTACTTAGGAAGGAAAGTCCAATTGATATAGTGTATCAACTCGGCATAGACCTGCACTGTCGAATTAACATTCTTTACACGGCGTTGTAAACGCTCATAAAATTCAGGAGAAATACGACGGATGATTTCGAGATTCTTGATAGCTTGCTCGTGGATAAGAGAACTCACACGGCAGTCACGTAATGGCTGCTCGGAGAAAAGATAGTCGTAAAGCTTGCAATAAGGGATTCGGTTGCTGAAGATGTAATACCAAACATCGTAACACTTCCAATCCCATATCGGATAGAGTACCATAGCCTTTGGCTCACCATTCTTGTAGTAGCCACCACCCTTACCCCATGTGATACCCGTCCCTTCGATGACCTCGCAGTTGGTAAGGCCTGAGAGACGTGCTGGAGACTCCTCAATGCGCACACCGCCAAGGGATACGAAACTCTTGCCAAAGAGAGAATACTGCACACAGCTGAGCGTCTTTGTGAAATAGACGTTGGTGCTCAGTTCCATATCAGCATAGGGGTTATTAGGTTCTTTCTCACGACACCACTGCTCGCCAGGCCCCCATACGTTAAACCATTCACCCTTCGAGGCGTTCCACTCCTTAAAATAGGTCTGCACCCAATATGGTTCTACCCATGGAAGGTGCATAATCTCCCTGATGTAGTCTGTGGTTTGTGGAGCTTCGGCCTCTTGGTCGAGAAAGAGAACAGGTATCTTCTCGATACCACGCTCCATCATAACCTCATGAACAAGGTAAAGTGTCACCGTAGAGTCCTTGCCGCCAGAAATGGTGACGATGATAGGACGTTTACCGTAGAACTCGTCGAAAATATATCGGATTCGGTCGAGTGCGGCTTCGTAAACATTCTTTTCTCCGTAAAATATCATATCTTTATCTTTTGTGTCCTGTCAGTTCCAAGAATTTCTCACCTTGTCCATCGGCAAGCTCAATACGTTTCTCCTTGTCATGCTTGCGGAGCGTAGAGCGTCCAAAGTGTACAGCGAAGGAGTTGGTGACGCGGACGTGTTTGATGTGTGCTTTCTTCAACTGCTCCTTGTAGAGGTTGTCGCTCCAATAGAAGTCAACGCTCTCATCGAACCCGCCGATAGAGTCGAACATCTGACGGTCGCAGACTATGAACCACCCTTTCAGTTCGAGGTCGATTCCATACCCTTCCACAAAAGGCTCGTTGCACGGCTTATCTTTGTGCGGATCTGTAGGAGAGAGTGACTGATAGCCCATCATGGCGGCGCTCAATAGTGGCATAATAAAGCCACGGCAGTACATGATGTCATTATTGACGAACATGATATACTTGTTCGAGCAATGCTTGGCACCATAGTTAAGCACCTTATTGAAGCAGAAGGGGAAATCGTAATGAAGCATAAGGTCTACTTGGTCGTAATCCTCTGCATCCTTATTCTGCTCGCACACCACAACATTGAACTTCACATTACTCGTCTCACTGTTTTTCAGGCTGTAAATCGAGTTCTGAGTGATGGCTCTAATCTGTTCATCCAACGTGTTAGTTGGAATTACTACGTCTACAACAATCATCGTTTATTCTATTAAATTCTCGGTCTGTAAGATTGATATATTTGTCGCCGTAAGTATCGGCGTTCAATTTCAAAGAAGCTATATCTACGCGCTGGTCTGTATATATTTTGTTCTTATAGCGTTTAAGGACATTATTACCTAACGTGGATTCAAAGTCCCAATTTAAGGTCACAAGATTTGGTATCACGCCATAACACTTGATGTCATTGCGCTTGCAATACCAGCTGTAGAACCAATCGTCATCACGAAATAGTGGGTAGTCCTTATAAACCTCAATAATACCATCCATAACCTTTAGCGGCATGATAATAGCGAGGCCGGGGATGAAATGAAGCTTGTAAACACCCTGCTTCAAATCCGCGTCGTGCTCTTCACGCTTGTAAGTATAGAGGGCTATTGGATTGTCTGGAAAACGATTGACCAATGCTTGTATACTCTCCATGAGATAGGGATTGAGTATCAAGTCATCCTGTAGCACGAGGCGATGTGTGACTCCATCTTTACGTGGCAAAGAAAAAGCCTTCTGACTCGTAAGCAATGGCAGACCGCGCATATCGTGGTCAACAGCGACATCGTTATAAGACAAGCCAAGTTGATTGCAAAGCGTCACCACGTTTTGCATTCTGCTCGGCACTGCCATAAACTTGATGTCACACTTGTACTTCATTCCTGTTTGCGGTATTTGTCGCGGTCTGTAAGCAGCACCTTGTCGGTCTTCGAATCGAAATGGGTATCAAGGTAGTCTGTCAGGCGCTTCATCATCTCGTCATTGTTATGGCCTCGCGCCATGTTGTGCATGATGGTGGCGTACTTCAGTTTCTCATCGTCGAAGTCCACGAAGCAGACGGGGACGAGATTATATCCAATGACACATGCCGCACGATAGCGGTTCTCGCCGTCCACAATCTTCATCGTCGGGCGGTGTACCACGATAGGCTGTGTGAAACCAAAATACAACAGCGACTTGATGAGTAGGTCGAATGAGTCTGCTGTATGAGTGTTAGGGTTGTAATCGTTGGGCATGATGTCGTCCACACTCACATAGTCAATCTTTAGAGGCTTCATCATTTCAACCTCAATGCCGTCCTTGGCAAGCTTCAATGCAAGATTCTCGTTAGCCATATCAGAACTTCCCCCATTCTTTAAGGAACTCCTCCTTCATCACCACTTTAGCATAGTCCTTGCGCAGCTTGGCGATAAAAGGATTATTAAACTCAGCCTCCCAATCGACACTCTCCACGTCGAACTGATTGTCGTAGGTAGAGCTGTTACGAATGACACCGCCGACGGCTCCAGAAACCTTGAAGTTGCTGCGGAAAGCACCATAATGCTGGATGAGCGACGGCACAATGGCGAACAGCTTCTCCTTGCGAACCTGCAGGTAGGCAGAGAGGCGGTCATCATCGTTACGCTCCTCCTTGGCCTGTACGTCCATCGTCTCGACAAACTCCTTCGTGAAGCTGTTTGGATAAATGGCGGCCTGTAGCCAGAAGTTGATGTCGGTGGCCAATACGTGCTTGCCCTGCTTGTGACATTCGAGATAATCGGTGTTCGTGGGGTTGTAGAGCACGATAATCTTGTCTTTCGGAGCATATTTCAAGATATGCTGTATCTTCGGCAGGATGTTACGGTCGAAAGACACATCATCCTGTACCACCATTCGGAAGGGCTTATCCTCCAAGCCGCCGTCCATGGTCAACGTCTGACAGAAGTTCTTCCATACGCCCAGGCTCCCGTCGTCCATCGAGATCTGTACGGGGATGCCATAGGGCTTTGCGCTGATGTCTATGAGCTTCTTCAGGTACTTACCTTCCCTCTCTCGCCGATAGACGTTCATCACTACAATCTGTGATAGGTAATTCTCCATATTTATATTATTTCGTGAAAAACTTGTCGGAACGCTTGCTGCTGCGCTTGGGGTTGATGAGTGACTTACACTCCACATGATTCACAAGATGCGGGAACCACTGGACGTACTTCATCTTCTTGGACTTCATCCAATCAGCCATCAGTATATCATAGCCTGTAGGATGCTCCACCTTCCGCGGCCACGTCTTCCAGAACTCCGCAATCTGAGGGCCTACACCCGCAGGAATATAGAAGCATTGGTTCATCATGAACTTAGCCCCCGCCTCGAAATATGGCTTGCGCAGCTCGTAGTCCTTCTTTCGCAGCGAGAAGAAGTTAATGATATAGTCCGGGTACTGATTCACAGCATCCATCACCTTCTCGTAGAAGTTGTCGCAGAGGATTATATCGTCCTCCAAGTGGATGGCTGGGTCTTCCGTAAGATTCATGGAATTAAGGAAGTTGCCCATTGCATCATGGTTATAGTCCTTGCAAACTATAAGATTCGGAATGGCTTCATGGAGGTGAGAGATGTCACGGCCTCCAAAGCTCGTGGTCATTACGATAAACTGTATGTCCATATCATCTTACTATTAAATAGTTCCTAAACTCCTCTACTTTATTCTTGTTGAATATAGCAGACAGTATCTTCTTTGAGAGCCTGCTGTGTTCAAATTCGACTCCACACATCTCATAGGTCACAGGATGATAGCTATCCTTGTAGAACATAAGAAACTTGCGCTTATCGGTTATGGCAAGCTTGATGAGAGCCTTATTCTCCAAATACGAAGCCGAACCGAAGAGAGCGATGATATTGTCGAACTTGTTACAATCCACACAATAGCCGTCATATGGGGCGCACACCAAATTGGTGTACGTCGGGTGCTTCATCTTGAACTTCCCCAACATCTTGGCACTTGGATCTACGCCACAATACTTATCAGGGTTAATGTCAACAATCTCGGTTAGAAGCCCCGTTCCACAGCCTATGTCAAGTACAGAACCACTAAGAGGTAGGAGCATTTCTCCTACCTCTGCGTTCTCTGCGATACTCGACTCGTCTGTAAACAGGGTGTCGTAGCATTCAGCTATCTCGTCGTATTGGGATTTCGAATTATTCATTCTTTCATTGCCATCACATCATTGTGAGAATAAATCTGGAACCGTTATCGGCTGCTGCCATATTAACTTCTGACTTGATACTGTGATGTATTTTTGATGATTATAGAAATTGGCCCTTGGAAACATTCTATGAAGGTCACTCTTTGTATAGCCCATGTGATGCATCTCCTTATACTCGTCTGGAGTATACCCCTCGCGATAGAACATCAGGCAATAGTCACCACCTATCTCGTTCAACCTTTCAAGGTATTGATGCATCAAGTATGACGCCGTTCCGAATAACGCTATCACTACACTCTCGCCATTCTTCCATTTGGCTATCGCCTCTTCAAAGGACTTGCATGAGCATCGTTGGTAGAACTTAGCCGCCCCTATCCTAAAATGGGCTACCGCTTTCTTGGCCGGGTCTACTCCATAATAGTTTTCGGGCTTTATACCCGACATCTTCACGAAGTCGCCATTGGCAATACCCGCCTCGAAGACACTCTTCCCAAACGTCTTGACGATTGTCAGCGCCATGATTTCCATCTCCTGCTGAGAATAGTTACACGGTATCGGCCACTCAAAAACATTGAACTCATCGAACTCTTTCTGCCGATTCATCGTCCTGTTCTCGGGGCCATAGCCTCCCATCGTCCAATACTTGTATCCGTCGATGTGCAGGTACGGGCGCTTGCCTTTTCCCCACCACTCTTCGATTCCATGATACACCTGAGCATTCAAAAAGTAATAGAACTCTTTGTCCGTGAGAGCACACCTTCCGCGATAGATGTATTCATGAGGAACCTCTTCCATTGTCCTCGCCCACTTCCATTCACATCGGGCAATAAACTCTCTAAGAACGTCGATGTCATAACCTTCGTTTTCCATCTGTTTGCAAAATTACATGTTTAATTGATTTATCGAACTTTTTATCATCAAAATGCCTTTAATTTAACTATTATTAAGCATAATATCCATTGATTTCATGCAAAGATACAAATTTTCCGCGAAATATGCAAATAATTATAGTTAAAAGAACGAAACAAATTGCACCGACATGCAACATTCGGTTAGGAGCCATTGCAACAATTGATGCTGCTGAGCCATTCTCTCAGCTCCTCGCGAACTTCGTATACCTTCATGCCGTGGAGCCTTGCAAGATGAGTGACACATCTATCGAAGGATTCATTCAGTTTTTCTTTTCCATTGCCTTCAAGTTTATCGATTAGGATTTCGTTGATTTCGGTTAGACGCTTGCAATAGGTCTGCAGGTCTATGAAGAGTTTCATCAAAACGGATGACGCGCACATTTGTTTCCAATACATCCAAGCAACGAAGAGCCAAAGCGCGTTGTCAAACGCTCTCAGCCAATCACCAAGGATGAGGAATACCACGAAGAGCACTGCAATAGTCACTGTAACTATTAGCCATATATTTATTAGCCACGATTGCTGTTTTATCCTTCGCTTTAGCTCTTGGTTTCTGTCTTGCTGTTCCATGATTACTTTGCTATGTTGGTTGGTAGTTCTTTGTTCTCGTAGATGTTGCCGATTACTTGGCATTCGTTGGCTTTCATCGCCTCACCAAAATAGTGCATATACATATCCTGAGAGCGTCGAAGACCAAAGGACGCATAATATTCACAATAAACAACCTCATAAACGAAATCGCCGCATTGAACGATATCGCCTTTATAGATTTCATTCCTCTCCTTGTCTCTCAGTCCTATGAACTGCCCGACGGATTCAGGGAAGACCTCATAGCCACCGACCATGATGCGGTCTGTGAGGAACGGCTCTTCTTTGTTGACTTTCTTGTTGTGGACGAGGTCGCCATAGACCCAGCCTTTGTTACCTACGGCATCGAAGCCTCTGAACTTTATTTCTCTCATACTACTTATCGTCTGGCCACCATCCCCATGCTGCGTAGGTGGCTCGTTTTATCATCCATTCCTCAATACCTTTTACGAACTCATCATAGTAAGCCCATGCTACCGGAAGCTGCTTAGTACCATCGTCTGCCGTGAATTTGACCGTGGCTGGTTGCGCACCTCTTTCAAGGAATCTTACCACATTGAAGATTAGATGGTCGTTCTCGTGACCTTTCACGCGGAAAGCGATTATTATTCGGCGCATGCCCGGGCTCTCTGTGGCAGGATGCCATGTAAAGGTAGTTTGTTTCAAGTAGGGGTATTCGTTTTCTACCATGGTGTATGGAAGTTCCAGGCCATGACGTTTGTCCCAATTATGGCACCGCGGGCAGTCTACGTTGGACGTGCAGCCTAAGAGGACTCCGTGATCGACATAGCATTTGTAGTTCTTCTTACATGAACTATAACCCTCATTGTACTTGCACTTCTCACGGAATTTAATACGTTCTTTTGGCTCCAAGATGAAGCGGTGCCCATACTTGTTCTTCCTTAGCACCTTAAATTTGATTTCTTTCATGATTGTTTATTGTTAGGTTTGTTTCCGTATAGATGCTCTTCTATGATCTCTATTAGTACGGCGATGAAGAAGAGAACTGCCAAGAGATTCACAAATGGAATGAAACAGTATGCTATCAGCCTATAAGGAGGACGTACCTTCTCGCCGTACATTTCAAGCCTGCGGAAACTTCGACACACTATCATCAGGCAGATGACAGTCGGAATGATGTAAAGGATTATGAAGTAATTCATATTACTTGATTCGTTTGATGATTGCCAAGGGTTCGTTGCTGAAGGCCATCGCTTCTGAGGCATCGACGGTGATAGAGGATTTCTTGTCAGCGGGGCGGTCGAGCCAGAGTTGATGACGGATGGTTTGATGCAAATCGAAGAGAATATCGGCGGTATCGTCGTAGTGTACGCCGTACATGGCGTTCCAATCGCAGCCCCAAAAGCGTTTCTTGATTTGCTTGCAGAGGGCTTCGGCTTCATGGCGCATATTTTGCCAGCCACCGTCCCATGAATCGTCCATCATCTTGCCTGTGGCTTCCTTGCAGCGTTTCTCCCATGCTGATTCCATGAGCTCTTGGAAAGACCGATCCTGCCCGCAGATGAGACGTGAGAATTGGTCGCAGGCGTAGGAGAGAAGTTTGGCCTGACGTTCGGTGAGCTGAAGGTTATAGATGTGTTGGCCTGCATTCTTCTTTGTATGTGCTACACAGCCTTTGAGTTCACATTTGGTCCCTGGTAGGCCTTTTGTGCAATGGCCATTCTTGTAGTATTTGCAATTCTTGTCTATCATGGTTAATCCTCCTTTGGTAATTTGTACAAATCGTCCATAGTCAGGTAGTATGCGCCATTTTCATCTCTTGCTACAACCCGTTTGAGAATGTAGTCAAATCTCGGAAGTCTATCACTTAAATAAGACTGCGACGCAGGTTTCCACTTCGGCATGTCTTTCGCTAACACCTTCTTCGCTCTTTCAAGCAATTCGGGTGAATGCTCTTTTACCACCTCTGCAACATTTACCTCTTCTCCTACCAAATAGCTTTGCCATATATCGCTGAAAGTGGTGAATAGTTCAGCCTCAAACTCATTCAAATCTGGGTCTTCTTCCCTTTTCACAAGACTAAGCTCATAGTCTTCATTGCCGAAGTCCACATGAATTACGGGTGTTGAGCTATTCGCTCTCTCGCTTTTCAAGATGTAAATATCGGCGTTGGATACGATTTCGAACACTTCGTTGCGGAATCTCACTCTATCACCTACTTTGAATATGGGTTTATGTTTTTCTTTCATAGTTAGTCCTCCAATTTGATTACGAAATATTCTTTCCCTGGCTCTGCTCCCCACTCTGGTCTGCCTGTGCCGATGACAATTTCCTTGATTCGCTTCACCATGTGGCGGGAGATGTCATCTTTTGAAGGGTAGCCGAGCGTGAAGTGAGCGTGAGTGTAACCATTCCTGTTGCATGACTGATAGTTATTTCTGTATGAGAATAGAGCCATTTCAAAGCCAAGTAGCCGCTTACACCAAAACGGCGTAAGCTCTCGATATTCCTCTTTCTTTTCTCCGCTTTCAATCATGCGGAACCACTTTGCTTTCAGTGGCAGGTGAAGTTCTTTCATAGTTAGTAATCTTTGATGTTGATGAAATATTGGCATTTGTCGCCAAGTTGTTCGCTTGGTGCGGGCATGTAGAACGAAGCGTATCTAAAGCCACTACCCTTGATGTGCATCGCAAGCCAAAAGCGATAACAACACTCTTTGCGTGAACATCTGCTTTGATTGCAGTGCATCATATCGTTCTGGTAATAAGGCATAGTTATTTCGTTATCGTTGGTTCTATGAATTGAATATCGCACGCCTCTAACAATTCTATAAATGAGCACCCGCATTCTATCCCATGTGTCCAATATTGAAGAAAAACCGTACCACGGCAAGAAAGCGTATAGCTACTGTATTCTCCAGCCTCATTGTAACGCGCGGTGCAGACATCAGTCGTCATTAACGGCATTGGGTCTTTGCCTCTTGCAAAATCGTATGTGTAAAAGCATACAACCTCATAGCCCGCATCAAGCAATTCCTTCAACCGCTTCATGTCGCGGCTGGTCTTATAGCAAAGGTTTCGTATCATAGTCTTCTCTCCCTTAATTCTTCGTAAAAACTATTGAGGCGGTCAACCATCGTGTCAATGCCGCTGATGTCGTATGCCTCCTTAATCTCTCGCAGTACGGCCTTTGCTCCAGCCACGAAGTTCTCGTGCGCCTTCTTGCCGTGTCCTCGTTGCATTGCGTAGTCGAATGCCATGTCGCTTAATGTTTCCATATTCTTACCCCTTATAAATGTATCGTCCAATGGCAATGGCACAGAGCCATCGCGTTCTGTAACTCATGCACACTATCGCACGGCAATTCGGTGAGCGTCACGCAGCCGTGGTCAATGTCAACGTAAGAGTACGAGCCACGAGTGTAGTTCGTCTCCTTCGGATGCCATCGCACCCACCACATCCCGTCATACTCCATGTAGAGGTTGTTCTCGTCCTCTTCATCCACCTCGAAGTCATTCCGCAGCAGAATCTCCTTCGTCAGCGGCAACGGCTCCAAGTCCTTAATCTCTACGAACCGCACCGCCCGCGTAGTGCCCAGCGTCACCTTCTGCGAGGGTCGGCTAATCTCTTCAATCTGGTAAGCGTGCCCTTGGTATAGCACCCAATTACCAACCATCAATTCGTCTTGTGCCATATCTTTCAAGCCTTTATATTATTCATCCGTCAGTCCTCCGTTTTAATATTTCTCAATAATTGCCTTGTCAGCTTGTCAATATCCCTCGGACGCAAACCCTTGTTGCGGTTGCGCTCCGCGACGTAAGCCCTCGCCATCTGGAAGTCTGCAGCTTTCTGCCGCGCCTTTCTATACTTTTCGAGCACGTTTCTCACAAGGCTCATGGTTTCGCCCATTGACTCCAGATACTCTTCATTTGTAGCCGCCTCGTAGTCGGTACGAACTTGGTCCAGTACCTCGTTAATGGCATCATACTCTTTTGCTGTAATTGTTATGGTCATAGTCAATCCTCCTCATTCATAGCGTCTTTAAAGACACCGATATTAACCAAACATTCCATCCGTTCTTTTCGCGGGTGCATAAACGTTAAGTTCTCCTTCATCCACTCTACAGCCTTTTCTATAGTCTGCTTCTTTGTTTCTTGCCTTGTTACCTCAATGGCTTTCTCCGCAACTTCTCTTGCTACGTGGTATTCCATGCTTTTGATAGAAGAACAACAACCCGCCATGATACCAAATTCGTCAAAAAGCCACTTGTCAAGTTCATCCTTGAATTGAAGTGGGTAATCTCCGATAATGTGACTATCTTCTTGTTCCATGATTTAATCCTCCTTAATAATTGCAATCCTTACTTTTTCACCTTCCTCAACATGAAAAGCTGGCTTTAATTGCATCGCGGGGTCAATATCAATAAATGTCCCATCGTCAAATTCGATAAAGTAGCCGTTATTACCCACGCCGCTCTTGGCTTCTTTCATCATCATTTCTTTCTGCCATCTTGCAACGTGTACGACTATACGGCTTAACTTAGCAAACGACACTTCTGGGTAACGCTTATTTAGGTATTCAATTTCCTTGCTTAAATCTTCGTTTATGGATTTATCTTTTCCTAACTTATCCATGATTGTTACTCTTTAATTTGAATTATCAATACATTACGTTGAATCTTACTTTCAGTTGATTGCGTAGGACGCTAATCACGTAGTCGTCAGCCTCCAGTTACATCGCTGTTTACTTCTTATGCGCAAATCTCAATTTTGACATAATCATATTCTTCGTTTTCTGTTACGAATCTATCAATTCGCGCACCACAAATAGTACATACCTTGTGGGCGTTATTTGGGTCGTTTGACCAATGATGTCTAAATCTTTTCATAGTTGTGTATCATATCTTCTAAAACTTTTACAGCATGACCGAAGTCTGTAAATGACGAAGGCCAGCCTCTAAACTCTAACCGCCATGATTTATTCCCCTCGTTGACGATACGCCCGGCTTTCTCATCATCCCTCCATATGTCAATGTAATAGATGACACCTCGTCTGAATACGACGTAGGCTCTCCATCTATCAAACGGGAAGCTTCCTTGCAAAGCCTTGTCAAAAGACGTACCACTCATCTTCTGAGCCATTATGCTGGTTACATACTTCATAGTCTATCGTCGTTTATCAGTACAATCAGTATCAATAGTAGAACAATTATATATCCCATCCTTCTTCTTGGTGATATTTTTCGATTAGAATAACTCTCAACGCCTCCTTCTCGGCTGGGTCGTTGGTCTCCTCCATCAAAGAGTAGATGGTGTCCCACTCCGTATATGGCACCGCCTGCGCCTTTAACGTAAGCGCCGTGACGGGATGGTTGATAGGTACAAAAGGCTGTCCGTTATACATACTATCTTATTTTATCCATTTTACAAATGAGCACATCACCTACGATGATGTCGTTGATTCCTGCGTTTTGGGCTTCCAATGTCGCGAAGTCATTGACGGGCTTCCCAAGGAGTTTACCTTCCTCGTTTACCACCATGAACCTGTCGCCGAGGTTCAGTAATTCGATATACCCTTCTACGAACGACCGTAACTCGTCCAACTCGAAGTGCTCGCCATTCCTCGGCTCGACATACTTTAAGGTCCCGTCTGTCTTTATAAGCATTGCTTTCATAGTTTTCCTTCTTCTTTGTATGAGTAATACTGACCATCAGCGACAATGATATGGTCTAAGAACTTAAAGTCAAGCATCTTTGCCGCTCTTTGTATCCTATCCGTAAGCATATCATCATCCCTGCTGGGACGAACACTTCCGCTCGGATGGTTGTGGACAGCGACAATGATTGAAGCGCTATTGACGATGGCCTCCTTGAACAAAACCCTTAAATCAACAAGTGTGGCATCTATACCTCCCTTGGAGATTTGTTTGAAGGAAATAATATCTTTGTTTGCCTTAAGGGAGAAAAGCCAGAACTCTTCATGGTCAAGACCCGAGAGGTATTTTCTTGAATACATATAAGCCTTAACAGAGCAATCTATCTTCTCCACTTTCTCAGCATCCATTATCATCCTTCTGCCAAGTTCCAGAGAAGCCAACATTCTAAGCGAATCCTTCTCTTCGATTCCTTGGTCTCTCCACATCTGAGATGGAGTGCGCATACTGATACTGTCAAGTCTATAACCGAATTTGGAAAGAAATTCACGGGCTTTCTCCAGAGACGCTTCCGCGTCACCGTTTCCTATGACGATTGATACCAACTCCACGTCAGTAAGGTTTCTTACACCCATGCTTTCGAGCTTGTTGGATGGAATATCCTCCGCAGCCCAATATACATTTTCCTGTCTCATATCGTTACTCCTTCCAACTTGCGGATATATACGTCTGCCACATCACCCATCTCACTCTCGAAACTCTTGGGGAGATCTTTGCTTACTGCGAAGACCATGCGGCCTATGTCACAGCCGTTGGAGCCTCCTCCGAAGTGGTTGTATTCGTAGCCGAAGACCGCTACAACGATGTCGTTCTGCTGAGAGACTTTGAAGAACCTGTCATCTTCTTTCGTCTCGACGCTTACGAGGTGGCCGCTTACCACAAGTCTCTTGAACATCATCGGCATCTGCTTGATGGGTGCACTCTCGAAATTATAGTGAAGCTTGTCGCGGTACTTATCTTCCCACTCGTTCGTCTCTACGACCTTCTCGCTCACTCCGAGGCGTGCCAGCGTCTCGTTTACTCTGCTTAGGATGTACTCTCTGACATCTTTTCTGATTTCCTTTTTCATGACTTTTCTGTTTAATTGGTTTAGTGTACTCTTCTTATCTTTCTTTATGCAAAGATACGGGTTTTATGCGATATTTGCAAATTATTATAGTTAAAAAAACTAAAATCTTTTGAGATTCAATCGATTAGCCGTCTTTTCTCACGAATGTCAGCACATTGTTACGCTTGAAATAGTAGTGCCGTTTCGTTTCCATGATAGGATAGTTCACATGGGTGCCTCGTATCTTTCCGATGGAATATGAGCAGCCACCCTCCAACCAAATGAGATAATACTCCAAGGACTCCCGAGCAGACAAATTCCTAAAGTCTGTCATCACACGCAGATAGTGCGGGAGTGGAGGTCTCTGCTGATAGCGTGAATAGATGATGTGTACCATTACAAATTCCTCCACTTATACTCCAACTCTGCGAGATAGTCCTCCTCAAAGTCTTCATAGTATTCCATTCCCATCTTTACGGCTTCGTTTTCCATCGTAGCCCAAAAGTCCTCATCCGAATATTCGGGGTTCTCCTCTTCATATGGAGCAAGATTCTTGCTAATGTTCTTCGCAAGCTCTTCCATTTGCTTATTACTCCACGTCCATGCCAACATGGGGTCTGGCATGTCTTCGTAGTACCCTCTGGTAATTTTGAAGTGTTCATTGACCTTGAACTCCTTGTTCAAAAGGTCTCTCTGTTTTTCGTTTGTAATCATAACTGCTTTGTTTAATTGGTTATTGTTTAAAATGGGGCATCTTCTTCAACAGGCATCTGCTCAAAGACGGACTCCCCGTTGTCTATATCATGGAAGTGCGTTGTCTCTGCATTAAACTCTACGAGAAACTTGAACACTCCGATGTTTCTACCCTTGGCCACGTCTATCATCGCCTTGCCTTTCACCTCCTCATCCGTCAAATACTCGAAGGGGTGGGGGAAGGTTCTATTGTAATATTCTGGCCTGTAGACTAACATCACCACGTCTGCCGCCTCCGCGATCTGTCCGCTGTCCCTCAAACGAGCCAAAGAAGGTACGGGGTCTTGCTGGTTCCTGCTCAACTGACTCAGCGCGACAATCCAAATGTTCAACTCCTTGGCGAGGTTCTTAAGCCTTCTGGACGCATCTCCCATGGCCTGCTCTCTCGTGTATCCGTTGTTCCTGCTGTTGACATTGAGAATCTGCAGATAATCTACGAAAGCACCTTTGATACCATACTTCATAACCATCATTCTTATTGAGAGAAGTATCGTTTCAAGGCTTATCGTACCTCTCTCATCGAAATACAGGTTCTCACCGGGGAGAGAGCCCTTGGCACTGTCTATAGCAAAAAGTTGGCTGGTGTTCATGTTCCCATCGTACATAATCGTGTTCGCTGGGACACCTGACCTTATTGCCACAAGACGTGCTGCCAACTGCTCTTTCGTCATTTCCAAGGATAAAAACGCACATTTCTCACCGCTTTGAATGACGTTGTTTGCTATCGAAAGCGCCATAGACGACTTGCCCTGGCTGGTCTCACCTGCGATGATTATCAAATCTGAGCCATGCAAACCGCCCTTTTCATCGAGTTTCCTGAATCCTGTCGGAGTACCTGTGATAGCTCCTTTGGTCATGTTATTACTGATGATGTTCAAGAGCTTTACAAGAGCATCCGTGAGTGTAAACGTCCCCTCTGCCTTGTCGAACAACCCGTTCAACTCCTCGGTGGCAAGCTGCTGGATATCCTCCACCTCTTCCGTCTCGGCAAGGCCTGCATTCACGAGTTTCTGCCCGAGCCGCCATAACCTCCTGCGAAGGCTGAGGTCTTTAAGACGTGAGGTGTAGTTGTCGATATAAACAGTGCTTACAAGATTCTTGGATGCGAGCCCCATCACTTCATGGGGCTGTATCGTGGAGCCTTCACGCGCCAGCTCTGCCGTGACAGTGATGATGTCTATATTCTCCCCCTTCTTCTTGACCTCTGCCATCGCCTGCCACACCCCGAGATGCATGCCGTCATAGAAGCAGTCATCATCCAAAGTTTCGAGAACGTGGTCGTAGATCTTACCAGAATCAAGAATCGTTCCTAAGACAAGTTCCTCGCAGGGTATGTCTTTCACCAATACCTCACTCATACCCTAAACGACTTATCTTCGAAAACAAGAATCTTAAACATCTCTCTCATCCTATCCGGCAGACGTTCGTCTTCATACTTCTCAGCGATGTCCCGCGCATTGAGGTTTGAGATGATTATCGTCGGGAGAAGGTGCTCGTAGCGATAGTCCAACAGCTCCATGAAGGGATTAAAGATAGTCCCATACAAAGAGACGTCCTTCTGGTCTGTCCCTAAATCGTCTATGATGAGGTATTTCCTGCTCTTTATCATTCGGAATCCCTCGTCATAGTCCCTGATGAAGGTTCTTACCATATCCCGTGCATCGACCATCGACATGTAGTCCCACGGGAATCGTTCTCCCTTCTTTACTTCCTCAATAAGGCTGTTCACAACCTTACAGATAGCGCGTCCCATCGTGGACTTGCCGTTCCCGACCTTACCGCATATCATAAGGCCGTACTTGTCTCGCTCCTCAACGAGGAAATCTGCTATCTCCTTCGCCTGCCGCTTAAGGTAGTCCGTGTTCTTGAACTCACGTCCTCTCTTCCGTACATCGCGGAGATATTCTATGCCTATCCTCTTTAGCAGCTCATCGGGGGCTATAGGGAGCTTAAAACCCCGCGAAGTACTCTTCGTTGGAGTGCTCGGGCGCTGCTGTGGCACTTCTTTGTCGTTTCCCATTTTTCTCTAAATTGTAGTTTTTACTATACCTGCCGTCTACCACCAGAGCGAAATTGTCAAGCGTAAACAGCCATTCAAAATCACGCATCGGACTTCCCGCCAAGCCTAATATCCAATCCGACTTCTTCACTTCCTGTCCGAACCGCTTCAGGGCTTCCCTGAAAGCGTCCGCGTTTCCGTAAGAGTCATAAACCGAGATATAAGCCCGCTTCCGTCTGTCCGTCCAACGTTCCAACACCAACCCGAGGCCGACATACCATGCCTTCACTTTGTCCCAATTGATGTTGTAGAGCTGGGTTTTGTACTCTATGTCAGTGACAGACCTCTGCGTTGTCATGCTATTCTTAGCCCACGTCGCGAGCCGCCCCGCCATAAAAAACTTGTTCTGTTTTTCGAACCTTAGGGTGTCTGTTTCAACTTCCTTAGTCCAATACTCACAAAACTCGTCAATCATCTGCTGTCCGTATTTGGGAATATAGGCGTCCGCTTCATCGCAAAAATCCCTCTTTTTCTCCATAAAAGACCGACCGACAATGTTAACTTTCTGTCTGTCTTCGTCAGAAGACAGTTCTTTTAAACTATCCATTAGCTCTTTATAGGGGGGTATGGGGGGATTTTCGTTTTGTCCGATTTTTTCCGAATTTTGGCCATTTTTGGGGCTTTGGTCCGTGTTTTGGTACGCCTTTTGGTACGGCTTTTGGTACGCTTTTTGGTACGGCTTTTGGTACGTTATTTGTACCAAAATACCACTTTCGTCTAAGATAGAGTACTCTGGGTCGGATGCCCTTCTGTCACCTTTCGTGAAATCGATAAACCCTTTTTGCTTCAAAGAATTTCTAACGCTCGTGATTGTATCTTTCCGAAAATCGAGCTCAAAGCAGATTTTGCGCGTAGGCAATTTGAACGGATTACTCCACTCCAACGAGTCACATTCCTTTAGCAGATAGAAGTAAAATGCTATCTCTGTGCTCGACAATGGAGAAACCTGATTCTTCTTCCAAAAGTTGTTTATCAAATCAATGTAGGTCATCCTGTGTCATCGTCTTTTCCTTTTGTTCCACATTCTTGACATCGTAGGAGATACTATACCCAAACCTACCTGCGTAACGGCACATTCTCCGTATCATAATCTCGAACGGATGCGCCTGATCTGGCGATGAGGTCACATGACACAACTCCATACCGCCATTGTAAAAGGTGAAATTCTTGTCTTTTCTCATATTCTTATTATTAAGCCCTGCGGGACACTACCCGCAGGGCGGGTTACTGTTTAATCGGTTAATTCGGAGTCCTCCTCTTCTTCCTCTCCATCGGAGAGTCTGTCAAGCTGCTCTGGGCTCATCGTCCAATATCTCCTCGCACGCCGGAGGCACGCTCTCCAAAACTTGATATACTCTGGGATGCTGTCCAAGCCCTCGGACTCGTAGTACTGATTATCTTCCGAATCCAAGTATACCTGGTTCTCGCTCTCCTCCGCACCATCGAAGGTGTAGCAGAGCTTACCGTTCTCGACTCTCACGTTTGAAAGGGTAAACGGCGTGTTTACGTCCTCATAGAGGGTATTGTCCCCCGTTTCCTTTACGAATGCCTCCAGATCTGCGTTGAACTTCTCAACGGCTCGGAGGTGGCTTTTCTTGATGAATTGATTCAAATCCATATTACTGTTTATTAAAGCATGATACACCCGATGAAAGCATGCAATGCAAGTCTTTCACGGCCTTGCAAAGCTTCTCATACATTTCGTTTTGCTGCCTGCCAAGCGTCTCATCCACGACACTCACCCGCTCATTCTTGTCATTGAGGCAGGTCACTCCGTTTACTATTGACCACTCGCACAGGTCTTCAAGCTCGAAGAAGGATTTCTCCAATACTTGAACAGCGTTGAACTGTGACTTCAAATCTCTCACAAAGCTGTGATAGTCAGCTATTAGATGTGATGTTGTTGTCTTTTCCATTTCTTTGTGATTTTAGAGTTTCTTCCTCTCTATATGCAAAGGTACGGCTTTTTTCGCATATAGACAAAAGAAAATAGTTAAAAATACTAAATAATGGCCGAAAGGCGCGAAATTCCGTTGCATATATTTGTATATATCAATAATTATCAATACCTTTGCATCGTTAAATAATTCCATTTCTCTCAAGAGTTTTCTCTCTTTTCTACCTGCGGAAGCAGGCTTTTTACCGATTTACTTGCAAGATTCAAGATAACATTGTATCTTTGCACCGAACAGACCGAGTTCTCATAACTCCCTGTTTAATTGGTTAATTTGGAGCCCGTCGTGAGACGTGCTCCAATTTTTACATCTTCTGGTACTTTCTGATGATACGCATGACATCCTCGGCAATGGGCAGACCCTTTACGGAGGCGAGGCGTATGACCTCCTCTCCATAGTGCTTGACCATAGTCTGTATCTCGAAGGGATGCCAATTCCTCGTCTGGTTATGAGCCACGGCAAGGTATTGCATCCTCTCCATGCCTATCTTCTTGGCAAGGTTCTGCTGGTAGCTTAAGAGATGATCGCCATCAAAGCAGTTACAGCCCTCGCACTCGGCATGGACGTTATCTTCGTTCCACCTCGTACTCATATGTCTTCGACTATAAAAATGGCCTGCCTGAAGGTGGTTGAAAGGTCGTATCTTACCGCATGAGATACATCTCCCATACCCTCCCGGCATGACGTCCCTCAGCCTGATATAGTACTGGAAAACCCTATCCATATCTGCGGTATAGTTGGGCTCCCTTTTCTTGGAAGTCCTTTTCAAAGGTGTCCTTCTTATCATAACTGATCTCTTATTACGTCCCACTCTCCGTTGGGTAGTTTGACAATGTAATCGTCCACGTACGCTTTCTTGCCGTTGGAGAGGTTGACTTGCAACTTCCGCACACCCCTCTCGAAGACCTTGGAGATAGACTCCACACACCTCAGCTTAAAGATGAGGTCTATCTTATCTGGGCGCACATGATAACGCTTCATGACGGACTTATCCTTCGAGGAGAAGCCCTTTAAAAACTCAAATAGGTCCATATTTCAAAACCACTGAAAAGTGTAAGTATCCAAACTCGGATAGAATCTGTATTTCATGTCTTTTATTTTATTAGTTCACCTGTTAAAGGTCGTCCGTTTGATGTCACCACCCACCTGTTACCTCCGAGAGGGTTCTCAATCCTCAAATCCTCGAAAGCCCCGAATCTCTTATAGCTCCCGCACATGTCTATAACCTTGGCTCTCTTTCCCTCAAAGACCCTTACAACACGTCCTACCTGCTGATAGTAACGAGCCAGAGACCTCGTAGGGCTGGCAAGGATGACGGTATCCAAGGCAGGGTAGTCAAAGCCCATCGTCATGCAGTTGGCATTGCTGAGAACCTTCAGCCTCCCACTCTTGAAGTCGTTGACGATACGCGCTCTGTCATTCTTCGGTGTGCTCCCAGAAACCACCTCGGCACTTATACCATGAGTCTTAAGGCGTTCTACAAGATACATGGATTCCTTGACGAACCTTGTGAACACGAGGATACCATTCCTTTCTTCTTGTAATATCCTCTGCGTCCACATCTCCAAGTCATACATGAATCTGCTTCTCTCGTATTCCTGTCTCAGACTTTCATCATCATAGTCGGCTCCCGTGGAGTTGACCTTTACCCTTCCTATATCAAATGAAATCTTAGATGTGAGGTCTGTATACTCTACAGGAGAGATGAAGCCCCTTCTCAGCAGGTCACCCGTCTGGCAGACATATAAGACCTTGCTGAAGACCCTCGGATGCGTCCTCGTGAGGAACGTGAGGATAGAAGCTCCTTCGAAAGCCCTCTCCAACCTATAGGGACTTGCCGTAAGGCCGATCACCACCCTGTCCTTCCTGTCTAAGATGAACTCATTGTACATTCCTCCTCTGGAGGATACACCATGCGCTTCATCGATAAGGCAGTATTTAAACAGCCTGAAATCATCCATGTGGTTATGGACGCTTCCAATAGTAGCGAGGGTAATCCTGCGGATATTCTTATCCCCCATGGAGGCTGAATAGACACCCACATCGGTAATACCATACGAACATATCTTCTCGAAGTTTTGCCTAAGAATCTCCACACTCGGCTGGAACACCAACAGCGGGGAGTCAAGCCTGCTGGCGATGTCTGCTATCACCAACGACTTGCCGCTGGCCGTGGGGAGGACGAGAAGCCCGTTTGAAGAACCTCTCTGAAACGCTCCCACGGCAGCATCGGCAGCTTCTTTTTGGTATGTACGTAAAATATATGGCATTACTCTTCTACATTCGTTTCCTCGAACTCACAGCCGAAAAGCTCCAACATCATCTCCCTGTTCCGGGTGTCATTGGCGAAAATCTCTCCAGAGTCAACGACCTTATGACCATTGGCAAGGACGAAGGTCTGCTTCGCCTCATCCCACGTATAGACGAGATAGTAACCCGCGAGGGCGATACAGAAGGTGTCCTTGGACTTCAACAGAAGCTCCTTGGTACCCTGTTTCACTTGCGCGGCATAGGCGGCGATGTCCTGCACCACGGCGGCGAGGGCGGCCTCGGCATCGGCTTTCATCTTCTTGGCCTTCTCGATGGCTTCCTCCAGCTCAGCCTTTCTGACGGGGAGGAGGTCTTCGGTGAGGGCGCAGTACTCCTCGCGGATGGCCTGCTCCTCGATACGTGTCAGCTTACGGACGGCAAACTGATCGTCGGGGAACGTAGCCGTGAAATGCTTACCGATAAAATTAAGGATGTCTCGCTTGGTCTTCAGGGGCTTCTCACCCATCAAAGAGCCTCCTTCGAGGGACATGAAGTCAAGTTCCTGCGGGAATGTCTCCGCAACGACATCATCAAGCACGTACTCAATCTCGGACGGCTTGTAGTTCAATAGTTCACTTTTCATAATGGATAATTATAAGTATTCTGCATATCTTGCAATATCCTTTTCAGCCTCCCTTACGGCAGCATAGTTGTCGGCATCGGGGAGGTATAGCCCGAACTCTTCAAGAACCTTATTTTTGAACCTGTCAATGGCCAGCCTCATTTCGTTCTTGTCAAGAGATGCACTACTCCTTACATAGGTCACCTCCCTGCCGTTATGCTTCCTCGTTTTCACGAACATGTCTGTATTGTACCTCTTCTTGAAGAACTCATACTTGGCATCTTCGAGCGAACAACCATACTGAGAGGCGAAGTAAGACAGAAGTAAATGGAGATAATTATTCTGCGACAGCGAGCGTGGGCGGTATCGCTTCGTGATTTCCACGATACCACCCTTCTCGCAACCCCAGAGATAAACATCATTGCAATAGCGCCTGAACTCCTGTCTCTCTGTCTCGTTGGAAAGAACGAATGTCCTTTTGCCGCTTTCCATTAGAAGGGCAGGTCATCGTTGCCTTCTCCGTCAAAGACGGCGGGTTCCACTTCGGCAGTGGGGACGTTGACACTCTCAACAGTGCGCTCAACGACGGGTTTGGCATTGCCGAGGATAGGCTCCGCTTTCCTGTCTTCATCGGTGTGGGCCTCATTCCACTCCTTGGAGTGTGACTGCTTGACCATGTGGGTGTCGCCATACTGAGAGACTTGTCTGTTCTCCCAGCAGGTGAGGTTCAAATACACACTCACCTTGCCGTTATCATCCACCTTAGAAAATAGGTCGTTGTCCTCGATGGGGATGACCACACACTTCTTGATTTTCTCCTTACCCTTGACACCTAAAATGGCGGCTTTCAACTTAAGGAGGTTGATGCTTACATTCAGATTGTTTGCCATGATTTTAATTTTTTACTGTTATTCTTAAACTTGATTTCACGTCTGTATAGGTCTTATACTTCTCATATAGGTCTGGATTATCCTGCTTGAACGCATCCTTATTGAAGCCCTCACGTTTCGTAGGCTTGGTAATCGTCAGCTGAATCCTGGAGCCCGTAAACTTCTGGACGCCATATTCAACCATCAAGTCATACAAGCCCTTTGTCAGCTTCTCATACTGAGCCCTCTTCTCTTTCAGCTCTGCGTCAAGCTGTGCTATCACCTTCTCGGCATCGGCAAACCTCACGGGAAGGTCACCATAATGCTTCTGAATGTCGAAGGTCTCATCCTTCAAATCGGCTTCGATAAGCTCATCAACGACCTCCTCAGCCCACGGGTTCAAGAGACGGAAGTCACTCTTCTCATCTCTCAGCCACAAAACAGCCGTACAGATATTGTAGTCCTTCAAGTGGGGATTCTGCCGTAAGAAGAGCTTCTTATAGATGCTCGTCTGACACGTCACCTCGTCGATGTGAATCTCGTAGGTTCTCTTAATATCTACGAGAATGATATCCTTCGTTTCTGGAGAGTACCACACATGGTCAACAGCCGAAGCGTAGTTTTTCTCGTCACTCACAAGATACTCCGTAGCGAGGTTCACGAAGCCGTTGTCATCCTTGATGGAGATGTAGTTACGAAGCTCTGGCATGTCGTTCTCTACGCCAAGGTCTTCATACAACTCAATGGCTTGGTGGATGGCAGTACCCTTGGCAGCCGCCTGTCGTAATCTCTCTTCCCACTGCTCTTCCGTGAAGCCGTCAGGAATCTGGTAGGTGTTGGGATAAGCCCTCCTGACGAGTGTCCCCGTGACACCCTTCAGGAACTTATCTCCAAGCTGGTAGGTGTGATGCTCCGCATCAAACACTACGGGCGATTGGTTAAGCAGCGGCAGCTCCATTGTCGTTCAGGATTTGGTTCTTACGATTCGACAGAGCGTCGATGAAACTGGCGTCGTTCTGCAGGTGCTTATTGGCCTTGAAGATGGCGGCAAGCTGCTCATTAGTGGTAGCCTCACTGATTTGCTTCTTGGCGTCCTCCAAAGACAACTCAGGCTTTGCAACAGGTGTTACTTTTGCCTTTACATTGCCAAAGGTATAACGGACAGCACCCTTGGAGTCCGTGATGACCAAAGCACTGATGTTCCTCTTATCATCATAGCTGATGCTCGACACCTTGAACGTCACTCTCGGGTTTACCTTGGCCTTGCCGTTCTGCTCGAAAACCTCATCCGATGTGAGGTTGACAAAGATCTTGGGAGAGGTATACAGCTCACGCCCGAGACCCCAATTGAAGCACGCACGCTTGAAGGCATCCGATGCCTGGCCTTTCTCCTTCTCCGTGCTGCTCTCCGTACCAACGTCTTGTTTAGACACCCACTCTCCACTGCCGTCCTTGATACTGACAGTACAGAACAGGTTACCATTGATGAGCTCATGCTCCCTCTTCCATCGGAAACACCCGACCGTCTCATCAAGAAGCCTCTGGTCACACCGGGCATCCTTGTAGAGTAAGAGAGAACACCAACCTCCCTGCTGGTTCTTGCCAGCCTGTGCTACGCGGCATTCAATCTCGTCTGCCGTAAGCGTTCTGAATTGTAATTGTTCCATAACTCGTTTAATTGGTGAATAAATGATTATCTTTTGCGTACCTCACAAACTCAGCCTCCGAATGGACGCCAAGCTTCAGGTAGGCGCTCTTAATATGATTCTTCACAGTCCCCGGGGAGATGAACAGCTCCTCGGCTATCTCCTCCTTTGTCCGTCCTTCATACCACAGCTTCATCACCCTCATCTCGGACTTCAAGAGGTGAGCATCAAAAACGGGATTACATACAACACCCTCCAAGGGACACTCCCCTCTCATGGGACATTGGACGTTCTCAAAGTTGAACACTCCGTCATTACGGACATCCTCCGAAGTGGCATCAAGTGAACCGAAATTGCACTTACAGAACCTCCTTGCCATTAAATACTGATAGTAGGATGCACTGATAGAACTCTTCTGGTAGTGCTTGGAGAGAGCCTTGTAAGCCTCTGGGTATCTCGCGCGTACATTATTTATAATATAAGAGATAACCTCCGTACAGGTCTCGTCAACGATGAAGTTCCTCCCATCGTCCGACTTGCACCACAGCTCATTGTCGAAAATATAGAACTCTGCTCCTACCATAGGTCTTCTTCTTTAATGTTAGTAATGTCGGATATAACCTTCACATGAATGGGATTCATCGGCTTGATGCCATAGAGTACCCAATTCCTTACGGTGGCCATCGTCACCTGCTTGCCACTCTCTTCCTTACACCTCCTCTGTATCTCTTCGAGGAACTGTAGCTTAGGTGACACGCGCTCGGGAAGGCCGTTATAGTATCCCCTGAGGGATATTTTTTCGAAATTCTGCTGAAAACGCTTTGATGATTGAATATTTTCCATTACTTTTGCACCATCGTTTTATTCTTTGTGCAAAGATACGAATTTATCTGCATTTATGCAAATATAACACTAATATATTCATCCATTTATACAAAATTAACAATATTATGGGTAATTTCAAGATTAGAGAGTTTCGGAGAGCCAAGGACATTCGCCAAGGGGACTTCGCTACTATCTTAGGTCTCTCTCAGTCGAACCTTTCAAGGGTTGAGACAAATGGTATAGACCTTACCGAGAAGCAACTTGATATGTTGCGTCAGGAATACGGCAGGGAAACAGTGGACGCTTACATCACTGACAGCGCCGAACAGATCAAGGTGGGTGAGATACCTCCCTTTAAGGGTGGAAACCTTGCACTTCTCGACCTGCTAAGCGTCGTCAAAAAGCAGAACGAGACCATCTGCCAGCAGATAGATATGCAGAACCAAATACAAATACAGCTGACGGCCATCAGCACCTCACTCGTGACGCTTCTCGAAAAGCTGTCCATCAAATAACATTGCAAAGTCGTTCTTTGAAATAATAACCCATCCTTCTAAGTGGATACAATCGTGCAACAATGCTGAAGAAGTCAAAGACCTCACAGGAAATCAACGAGCGCTTCTTTGAAGCCATAGAGATTCTTAAGCGGATGAGAAGAATGAGGGGACTCTGCGACTTTGCCGTACAACACGACATCAGCTATGGGAATCTGTGCACGATTAAGAACCATGGAACGGGGATAATCAAACCGGAGTACCTGTATATACTTGCAAAGGAGTATGGTGTATCTGCCAAATGGCTATTACTCGGAGAGGGGTTCTTCTTCGAGGAAAAAGGCTGACATCACCTCTTTTCCGCAAGCTTCTGGAACATCTGGTCAATATCCCGCTGGCAAAGGTACACCTTACCTCCCATCCTTGAAGGGGTAATAAGGTTCTCCTTGGCTCTTCGCCACAAGGTAGAGCGGTTGATGTTAAGCTTGTTCAGCCAATAGGCCAACGGCTTGTACTCGTCCTTCTGCTCCGTGGCAAGGTGTTGCCCCATGGTGTCGAAGTCAAAGCCCACCTCCTTCAAGGTCGCCTTAACGCTCTCGTTGATGATTTCCTGCAGTTGATGCTCCGAAATGGCATAGTAAGCAACAGAGGGTGTGTCAGTGTGAATCATAATCCTTTGCATTTTGGTGCAAAGGTAGTGCATTATGTTGATATTTCCAAATATATTAACATATATTCGAATAAATGCACATAATTACGTTTCATCCTGCTTCATCCCCATCAGTGCCCTCAGCTCTTCCAACTCCTCTTCGGAGAAGCCCTTGAAGATGTCGCGAACCCTGTTCTTCTTCCTCGAAGGGTCATCCAGGAGGCGGCTGTTGTAGTCAACCATCTGCTCATAGGAATACATGTCTATGTAGTTATCCGTGGTATCATCGCTGCTATGTGCCATGGAAGCGGTGATGTACTCCTTCGGAACACCAGCCTGTATGAGGTTACTCGCAAAAGAGTGCCTACACCACGTGGGGGTAGGGTGTACGTCAAGGCCTATAGCATCGGCGATATGGGCTACCCTGTCACCAATCGTAGAGTTGTACAAGGCCGTAAGTCTTCTTATCTCCTTGGCGGTCTCTTTCGTCTGTGAGTCGAGTTTCACCCTCCCTTTGAGGTATCCGAACACAAGGCCTCCGCGTACCTCCTTCTCCCCTTGTCTTTCGAGGATGATACGTATAGGCTCTAAGACGGGGAAGACAACCTTGGCACCCGAACGCTCCGCGACCTTCTGCCTCTGGAAATGCAATTGCCTGCGATCATGCTGATAGTAGTAATCGTCATATCTCAGGCTTACGACGTCTCTCAGGTTCATCCCGTCAGCAAGGTACATGAAGAGCATCATACCCAAGGCCTCCATCCTGTCCTTCTTCTGGTCTTCCCTCCATGACAGATAAACCTCGTTTCCCTCTCCTTTAGACTCATAGAACAGCCATAGGCGCGTCCACTGTTCTACGGACAGATATTTCTCCTTTCGGCTATTATAGCTGTTCCTTCCACCTATACACAGCCCATCGAAGACACCCCGCGTATCGGAAAGCTGTCCCATCCTTCGGGCATCGTTGAGAACAACACGTAGGGAACGGATATAGATATTGGCCGTAGTACGCGAGAGACCTGCACTGAGCATCTTCTCCTTCCACCTCGCCACGAGAGGCTTGGAGAAGTCACAGAACCTTATTTTCGTACCCATGTCTATCTTGAACCTCCTTAAGGCTATGAGGTAACTCTCCTCCGTACCTGCCGACCGCTCCTTGGCAACCTGCTCCCATAACGTATAGGGTGTTATCTCCACGAGATTGGTCTTCTCTATGTCATTCCACCTGTACTTGAAATCATCAAAGACGAAGGACCCATTGAAAACGAGGTCATCGACCATATGGCAAACCCTGTCATAGAATCCCGTTACCTTTCCTCCTATATCCGCGAACCTCTTGAACCTTCCCCTCATCACGTCCCTCTCACGGCACATGGCAACGAAGTCCTCTGGGAGCATACGTATTCCGGGGACATTTATGAAATACCTCCTGTCATTCCCCTGGGTAACTTTGACAGCCACCATATACCTACCATCGCCATCAGGTCTTGACGCACGATTTAGGACAACAGCCACGCGGACGCTAAAGGCACCTCGCACGCTGTCGCCACCATACCTATAAACCTCTTCCCACTTAACCATTTTCTTGCAACCGATAATTGCAACCGATTGACCATACTTGATTATGCAACCGATGAATGCAACCGATAAATTAAGTTTTTGCAAAGGTATGCAACATTATTCGGAAGTGCAAGAAAATGAGCAACTTTAACACAATTTTATGCAACAACATGCAACCCAAAGAAACGCTAAAATACTGATTCATAATCATGAGGTCATCGGTTCAATCCCGATTCCCGCTACACTGGAAATCAAGGAGTTACAAACGTAACTCCTTTTTCTGTGCAACATCGTGCAACCGATTTACGCAACCGATGTCCAAAATTACAACCGAAAAGAGGTGTTTTAGAAGTGAGAGATTTTACCCTACTTTCTTGAATGTGGTTCTTTCCTGACAGTCGTTACACCAGCATTCTGGAATCTCATCTTCACACCATTCTACCACCTCATCATCCTTGTTAGGACGGACCCATGCCTTGACTTCGATATCCTCGGAGCCACAGACGCTACAAACATACTTTGCCATAATCTCTATTTTTACCAAGGTTCTACTTTCATCTTTCCTTTCTTATCAAGGATAAGCTCACCTGCATCCTCAAACCATTCGTTACCTCCTGCTTGGAGCAAATCACATAGCCTACCTATGTCCTTGGAACAATATCCACTCAGCTCGCAGTTCTCGCAAGGGGTATACATCGCTCCATTGTCCTTATAGCGAACCTTGTCAGTCAGTCTAAAGACATGACCGAATTGCACGATGAAGTTATACCCGTTCCAATTGGAATTGATCTTCTCGATGTACGCTTTCTGTGTAGGACCTATTTCTCCTCTCATGAAAGCGCCGAGGTCTTCATTTAAAGTTTTGAAGTCTTTCAGCATCTCACCCATCTCATGGACGAAACGCACATGTAGTGTCTTTTTCATTTGTTCAATATATTATTACTTAATACTACCCTAAAGGAGTTATCCAAGTCATAGCCTGCTGCCACAACCCAATGACGGAGGGCATTTGCATGCTTGGCTATCATCTGTATATCATACCCTGCCTTGAATTGTCTTTCCGAATACTTCTCGGCGAGAGTCGTACCTCCCATGGAAAAGCCTCCGTTCTCATCCACGAGGTTTCGTGCCATTGCACGGCAGATATTTTCTGCTATTTCTCTTTCTGTCATATCATGTAGTATATGTTATCGATGTCATTTGAGATTTGCTTACTCCTGCCATACATAGGCCTATAATGGGACTGTTCCTCTTTCAGCAGCGCGCAGAAGACCGTCTCAGCCAAGACATAGGGTCTCTTATCACCAGAACTCAAATCCACGGCACCGCTGTCAAGGACTTTCTCCAAGTTAGCTTTCATGCGCCCTTCGGATTCATGCATGATAGTATGAACCAAGGTTATCAATTCATTTCTTTCCATGGTTGTTGATTATTTCACTTGTTACGAAATCCAAATGCCCGGCAAAGACCTCGCCGGCATCAATCTGGTGCTCCTCGTCGTACTCCTCCTTGCCACGGACGATGAGGGATAGCCAATTATCTTTCACTCTTACAGCATACACGACAACATCTGCAGGCTCGTCATAGTCATAAGCAGCGATACAAGGCATTGTTCCATGGAAATGGTACTCATACCCTCCATCCTCTTTCTCGCCATACTTCTGAAGCGCATCGATAAGCTCCTGCTTCTCTCTGCCTTTAACATTATACACGATCTCTTGGACTGTGTTTATCCTCGAATGGCTGACAGCAGTTTCTCCTTCCTCATTGTAGGTGATAAACCTCACGGGGACATAATCCGCGGAGACAGCCATCCAAGAGCTAATCCCAGGATAATAGAAATCCTTCTCCGAAAGCCACTTCTCAATATCCTCATCACCTATCAGGTGGTCAGGTGCATCAACGATGTCGATTCTGGCATCACCGACGTTCATTATTACTATCTTCATAATCGTAAATTTAATTATCATTTGCAAATTTAATTGCATCTTCTATATTCTCAAACTCTTCCAAGCATAAGTCACAATCCCATACCTGAAACTTCATGTACGTCCTACTATAGACGATATCATAGCCATTCACTATCATATTCAGTGTCAATCAGTGATGTAACTAATAGCCTCTTCTGCTGCTCTTTTCCGCTTCGCATAGTTCTGATTACCGCGTGACAGAACCCTATACATAATCAGTTTGTGGTTGTAGTCAGTCACCACGTAACAGAATGGTTCAACACGACCAAAGTCATTCCTTACAAAGAACATATAGAGGATAACCATATCCTTTCTGTTCTTGTCGGTAAGATACTCTTCTATGTCCTTCGGGATGCGATGGTTCTTGAATGGCTTTATATCAGCTTCCATCAAATGCCCCTCTTCAAACTTGAAGCCGTTACACTCCGTGAGGTTCCAAGGTCTGATAAAGCCGCTATACTGAGTATGGGCATAGACGTTACGTTACCCGTAGAGATTACGTCCGTCTGTTCATCAAACTTCTTCCAGCCGCTTTCTATCAGCATCCTTGAACCTGACTTGTTCCATTTTCGTTCTTTCATAATCTATGTTTTATTTGTCATACACTCGGTGCTTCTCCAAGACGAAACACCCTCTATTAGCCCACTGACCAATCCTATTGGCATACGCCTTGCTTTCCGACTGGCCAAGATACTGCCGTCCATAATTCAGGTTGTCAGTATAGACGAACCATTCATAGTGATACTTTCTCATAGTCAATATTAACTTCCATACATCCAACCAATGCCGGGATCTGTGCACGGCGTGATAGTGCCAACACTGCCGGGCTTCAAGAAATACATAGTGTGCGTAGAACGCTCCAGACGCTCGAACCAACAGAATCCGATAGCATCAAACGTCTTGCCCTGCCACTCATGTCCATAGTAATATTCACGGGCATATACCTTCTGCTCAGGTGTAAAACGGAAATTATTATACCTCCATCTTATATTGAACAGCTCTCCGCAAATCCCCAATCTGCCGAAATCGACACCCTTGGCCTTTGCGTCATTGTACTCATCCTCTATCTTCTGCCGCTTGGTCTTGTATTCAGCCATCAACTGCTGATACTCTTCCTCAGTCTCACAGAGATAGAAGTCGGTATCATACCATTCGTTATTCCAATACGAATTACTCGACTTATGAATATGATAGATATTATTCATACACTATTTCCTGTTTATATCACCACTGATTGTACTAACACTACCGCCTATCTGGTTACAGGTTACATCGCCACTCGTGGTGTGGACATTATATGCCGACTGACACTCTACATCACCACTTGTAGTACAGAGGTTCTGCACATCACCGATAACCTTGACATCACCCGACTGAGTATGAAGCTGCTCTACATTACCATGTATCTCCACGGTCGTAAACTCCTCCTCATACCTACCTCCGATATTGTCCCAATCGACGGCCTTACCATCGACGTACCACTGACCATTCCTTTTCTCGATGCGGTTACCTTTAATGGTGTACTTCTTACCACCTCTGGAAATGGTCACTCTGGCATTGTTGGTCAACACCATATTCCCACCACCGATTATCTGTGAGCCATGGTAGACACTACGAGTATGGCCTTCTTCCCGTACTCCATAGACATTTTCCAATACTTCGCCCTTTTCCATCTGTTCCTTGATGTACTCGCTCATGGGCTTTCCTTTAATAATGATACTCATAATATTCTATTTTACTGTTGCATATTCAAGATTCTTCTTACTCTTTACAAGCCCCGCCTGAAAGCGAAAGGCACTGATAGCGTCAGGGAATTGCTTCCGCTGTTCCTCTTTACCGAGGTACTTATAGACTACTATATTTTCCATATACCTTATTATATATAGGAGGTGGCCGAAACCACCTCCTCTGTTGGTTAATACAGCTGATTCACCTCCATGAAGGTCTTCATAGAAAGGGACTGCGGGATGATAAGGTTCTGGTCTACGATATGGGGCTTATACAGCTCCGTAGCGCAGTTGTACATATCCCACGCCGTGATGCGTCCTGCCTCCTGCTGCTTCAGGAGAAGGCCCTCGGTAAACTTGGTAATCTGAGCCTGATTCAAGGGGTACGTCCCCGTATTGCTCTTGATGGACTTGATCTCCGTGTCATGCGTCACGCGGATGGTCATGAGCATACCGAGGATGGTGTACAGCTGCTCTGCCGTGAGGACGGACATCTTCATCCTGTCGATAACCTCATCATCCATCTTCATGATGGTCTCTGCCGTCTTCAGCCATGTGCCGATTTTGTTGAAGATACCTTGCAAGTCGGTCTTGAAGATGTCACCATTGGCATAGTGGAAGGCACCGATGGAATAGTCTGTCACGAACTGACCCGTGCCTAAAATGTTCAAATTGTGGCACACCTTAACATTACGGCCAAAGCCGACTTGGATGCCCTTCTGCGTGTAGGAGAGAGCCATGCACGTTGTCATCTCCTCCGTGTCGAAGTTCTTCAAGCGGATATTGGCATACACTCTTCGGAGGGTGTGAGCTTCGATGGCACGCTCGCCATATCGCTGTTCCAACTCGGGATAGAGGGACACGCCCGGCGTCTGCTTGTCTCTGTTGTTCGTGGCGAACAAATCATACACCTCGGCATCATAGCCGTTCTCTTCGGCCATATCCAAAATCTTCTGGATGAGGGCGTGATGGTAGATGCCGTGAGGACATGAGCGGTCGTCACCCCTGTTCTCCATGTTGGTACGCTTCAACTGATCGAGCGTCAGGATTTGAACTTTCTCCTTCTCAAAATCGAAGAACTGGTTCTCGTTGTTTACCTCTGGCACGGCCTCCGCAACCGCGGGAGCTGCCATTCTTGGCATAGCGCCAAATGAAATACTTCCAAACATAACTTTACTGATTTAATTGGTTAATAATATGGGTTACTTTAATTTCATTTCCATCACATAGTAGTGCGTAAACATCTTTTCACCTCCCTCGTTAGTCCACTCAAAGGTGTAGTACTTAAGAGCGAAGGGCACATTATTCTCTTCTCCCTTGATGGACTCGCCAGGGAAGTTTGTTGATGTCCCGTTTTCAATAGACTTGACTTTCTTTTCGAGGTCTGCCAAGGCGTCCTCCTTATTGGAGTAACAGATCTCTACTTCATAGTATGTATAGGACTTGTAGGCCTCGTTAATCGCGTGGATAAGCAGATATACATTCATAATCTCTTTGTTTAATTGGTTAATGAAAGAACTAATTTAGCATTTATAGGTAGCTTGTCACTTTCACACTCTTCGACGTAATATTTACGCTTCTTAGAGGTTGGGCTTTCTGTGAACTTGTTAGACTTCCCTATCATGTTCTTTATGTATCGGGCAATACGGGTTGCTCCAAGCTCGCATTTCGAGGCTACTACAACATCAAAATCAAGTGTCTTATCCGTCTCTTCATGCAACCATGCGGCGCCTACTATTTTATTCCCGTACTCCATGACCAAGGTGTTACCGAGGAACACACACTTCCGAATGGTGCTCAAATAATTACTCCCTTGGCGATAGCTTCCTTTTGAAAATCTTAGAAACATAGTCTTTTAGATTTAGAATAACTCTCCATAGCTGAAGTCTCGGTTGTATCTTGCGAGCAGACACCCGCCGCCATTGAAATACAGCAGGCACTCACACATCTTCCAATCCTTGTCATTCACCTGACACTCTTCACGACTCTCTTGCGTATAGTCATCATGGTAGGCAGACTTGGAAAGGTAGTCCATAAACTCCTGTTCTGAGACGTAGGCACGTCCTCTGTTGTCAAAGCTGAATGCATTCATAACTCAATAGATTTTTGCTACACAAACTCCGTCTATTACTGTCACATGGTTTGACAATCTCTTGCATCTACAGAAGTCTATCAGCTCTTCCGTGCAATAGAATGCTTTCGTGTGATTCGTCTTGGCGGGGTATATAGCGATGTCATTATCTCCCACCTTTACGATAACCTTTGTAGCATCGGTGGTGTTCTTTACCATCTCTCTGAACTCTCTGGCCAAAGCCTTCCAATTTCTCTTTTCCATAGTTATTGTTCTACTTGTTTTAGGTGAGCATTTAAGATATTCACTCTTTGGTCATTTAGCTTGACCTTAACTTTTGCATGGTAGTCAAACAGATCCATTACATCTAACGCTGTTAGTTTGCTTTCGTCGAACTCGAACTCGATGTCGACTTGCATTGTATAACCACCTTTCATCATCGCCTTAGCTTATTACGTACAACTCTTTCCAATCAAGTTGGCCATCAATACCATTAGCATCCTTATCAAAGATGAATGCTGTGTCCACATCTGGATTCCCGACTATATTGCCGAACTGCCCGACATACTCCATGCAATGCTCAACCTCTTTTGCCTCGTCTTCATTCTCATCTATCATGAGCGTAACACTCACGCTGTTTGAACCATCGAAGCCGCGCACTTCAAGAATCTCGCGTGTATGTCTCTCGTGATTCTTCAATGCAAGGAACCTGTCCATGTAGCGTTCAAGGCTACCGAGGTCTATCATGATGCTTACGACCTTGACTTCTTCCAAGTCAACTTTGATTTTCTTTGTTTCCATAGTTCTATCTGTTTAATTGGTTAGTAGAATATCCATATTGCTTTGTACGCCATGTACATCATGACCATAAGGCCGATGAAACATACTACGGAACCTATCCTTTCCGAGTTGTTTTCCATTAGTTTCTTGATTGTCTGCTTCATTTTTCTCTGTTTAATTGGTTTCTTGGTTTCGGGGTCTTTCCCCTTCCTTTCTATATGCAAAGGTACTGATTTTCTACCATATACACAAATTATTATAGTTAAAAATGCTGAAATTTTGAAAGTAAGACAAAAATACTACTTTATAGAATCATAGACAATAAGGCCACAACTATCACAAAGACAATTGATAGCATGTACCATAACTCATATCGGTCGCTCTTACTCATCTCTTGAATAATATTCGTGCTAACCACACAATTCCCTCCGTGACGGCGTTGCCCGCAACATTCGCCACCAAATCGGACGCAAAAGGATGGCTCCCTACACGCTTGGAGAGGTCGTTAAGCACCGCCTCCTGACGATGTAGGGAGTCCATCACATCTTGTTTCTCGGCGAGCTGCCGCAACGCACGCACGTCATCCTCGGACATACGGCAACTGATGTCCTTCAACGCACATAGTCGCAACAGCTCGCGGTAGTTCATAACCCGAAATAAGCCCTTATGTTGAACTTCTTATCAAGGTCGGTTAGCTTGTCAACGGCAAGCTCATAGACCGCCATGAAGAGATCATCGCCGCTGATGTACTTGGCAAGTGTGTCGGACGAATCGGACATTATCATGTTCATCGTCACCCACAGCGCACATCGGTTGTAGCAAGGCTCTTTCTCCAGCTCCAGGTTATGCTCGGCCATCGCAGCCTTCCACTTGTCGCGGCTCCACGGAGCGGCAGGCTCCATAGCATCCACAATCATGTCGGCCTCCTTGGGTGTCAGGTAGTTCTTCCACCTGATAGCCTCCAGCTTCTCCAGCCACATCTGCGCCTCGGTAGGCTTGTTGGCGATGAACCAATCCATCATCTCCTTGTGTACCTGACCGAAGATGCGCATGAAGGCCACATTGTTCGACTGAGCCATCATATCGTATAGCTCGCGAAACTCCTGTTTCATTTCTTCTGTGCTCATATTGATAAATATTAACTTTTTCTATCAATTTTCTATCAGCATTTTAGCAGTTGGTAATCAACCGCTTATGAAACGCTGATAAAACTCCATTGCTATTTTCTGCCACGCCTGACAGAATTCTTAGCAGTTTTGTCGCACGTCGGACACGGTGCCGTCGGAATCACCACCTTCGGCATCTGAGGCAGACGTGTCGGTTGAGGTTGTGTAAATCTTCCCATACAGCTTCATGTATAAAGTGTCAATGAATCCCTCTGCCAGCTCCAGCCATATAGCCGCATAGCTGGCGAGGAAGGATATTGCAAGCACCGACATCACCTGCGTTCCGTTTCTTGCTATGCCATAGCAACCATAAACCATCGTAGTCCAGAACGACAAACATTTAGGGCAGTTGACAATCGGAATCCGATGTCTAATCACACCCTCTATTGCTCCTATCAGCCCAAGGTGATTCATCGTCACGCAGACAAACACGATGCTCGCAATATCCAACCACTCCATTATGCGCCTGTAGCCACGTTGATGACGGTCGTGATGGCAACACAGTTGGTCACATTGCTACATGGCCGCGCGCCTGTTGGTGCTGCGGCAGGTGTGCCTACGGTCAATGTCGGTGTGACATTAGACGAGCAAGGCAGGCATACGGTGCAATAGATATTTTCGGTGCGAGGACATGGGTTGCACTGACAGCCACACTGATAAGGCATGTACGTGCAAGTACCGCTGATGAGAACTTCCTGACAATACTGAGGCGTTCCATTTACAGGCATGGAGACCGGGCTGCCGATTGGCGTTGCCTTCAAGTCTGCTGTGACGGGGAACATCTCCTGCGTACAGAGTTTGCGATTGCCACATGTGTAGTGGTCGAGTTGGAGCAGATAGTTCGCATCTGCCGCTGTGCCTCCGGGGTATGTAGTGACCGATACCACGGAGGTCTTTCCATTGTTGTTACAATCCATAATCTTTTTGTGTTTTGTGTGTTGATTATTTTGGGGAGTCTATTCTTCTGCACCGTCCCCTTCCTGTGCTTTCTTTATGAGTGTACCCTTCGGTTTCCCCGATGGGTTGTCTGCATCTTCCTTCGGGTCGAACACCAAGGCTTCATTGTCCTGTATAGCCTCTATCTTGGCCTTCAAGTCCTCCACCGTGGAGGACAAAGCCTTTACAGCCTCACTAAGCTCACGAAGCATCATTACGCTATCATGAGAGTGCTGGCTCGCACAATACTGCCGCTGTACCGCAATACATTTCAGGCAGTCGCCCGTACACTGAAATTGTTTCTGTTCGTTCGTTTCCATATCTTAATCTTTGAAGTATTGGATAATCTTGTTCTTGACAAATGGGCTCTTGTCCCAATTCATGAGAGCCTGCGCCACCTTCTTCGCCGTGACAGCCCTGCATTGTGAGGCATGAAGCCCTATAAAGGCGATGATAGCCTTTCTACACTCAGCCACCTCTTCCTCATTCTCCGCGTATATGTTGAAGGACAGCGGAAAGCCCTTTAGCTCTTTCTTTTCCATGTTGCCGTGTTATTCGTTGATTGGTGGCAATACCTCCATTACCGTTCCTGCGGATTCTCCCGCAGGAAAGTCAGGTAGCTCGCCCCTATTCAGTATCGCAGACCTTATCATCTCATAGCCCTGCCTCAAATCGTCCTTGTTCTCCTTGATGAACATGAACAGCCCCGTCGCCTCGCGCTTCATCTGTTGCATAAACGAAGGAGCTACCGGGTCGAAGTCAGGGAGGTCGAGGTTCTTAGCGTAGAAGTCAAACATCTCCTGCGCCTTGGCCAAATCTCCTTTGTTATACATCATGGCCACCTGTATCAGCTGCGCCTTACTTGTGGGTACAAAGTTCTGTATAAACTCCATCTTCTTTTTCTTTTCTTTGTTGAACCATAACATTGTTGCCGTATGTTTTGTTATAGATTAAGGAGGTTGGAACCTGCTTGTTTGCATAGTTTCCTACACATTAAGCAGATTCCTTCCAAATTTTTCAGCTTAGCCGTTGCATCCGCAGCCGGGGCAGTTGCAAGCCTGTGCGTCACGCCAGATAGTAACGCGCTGAGGGTTCTCGCTGTACTTGCCTGTCATCAAGCCAGTCATCACAGTCTGCGATGCGGCGAGTTCGGCCTGTTGGGTGGCTGTCAATGTAGAAGCCTGCTGGCCGCTCACGGTGTCGTTGATGGTTGCGTTCAGTGTGATGTCACCGTTGATGCGCTCCTGACGCTCGGCGGCAAACAGGGCGGTGAGCTGGTCGAGCTGACGCTGCGATGCAGCAATCTGTGCATTGGCGAGCTCCTTGGCAGCAAGGGCAGCTTCGCGAGCCTGACCTGCCTTGGCATTGCTATACAGCGGATTGAAAATCCACGCCGTGATGCCTGCCACAGTACCCACGATACCCGTCACAAGACCCGTCACGGCGATGCCGCTGGTGTGGCTCTTAGCCTGAATGTGCTGAGTCTTGAACTGCTCGTAGGGGCTCATGCCACTACCTTCGAGAGCCTTCATTTCGAGAAGATCTTTCAGTTCCATGATTGTTTTGTGTTTGTGTTGTGAATAATATTACCTTGTCATTGCGCTTTGACAGGGGCAAAGGTAGAGCACAAAACAACCTATGGAAGAGTAAACACAAAGGAACAGCCGTCAACATCTGACGTCATTTAACAATCGCAGAAAGCCTCTTGAAGATACGCTCCAACGTCCTCTCCGACACTCCCTCCTCATCGGCTATCATCTTTATGGCAACCCTATACTTGACATGATTACGCCGCATATTAAGAAAAGCCTCATACGCTTTCACATACCTGTGATCATCCATTTTGATGCCATTTGCTGACAGCAACTTTAACATCTCCATGCTAATTTTGAGAAAATCCGAAACCTTCATTTGCATTTTATCTTAATAGTTACTTACTTTGTAGCGCACACTCAAAAGTAAGAACAATGCAAACGAAGGTTTCTTCTTTATCCTCACCTCTTCGGGTGGGGATTTTCTTTAAGACTATCCCTATTCCTCACAAACCAGGATAGACACTCAACTTACCAGAAATCAATCAAATCAATTAGCTAAAATGAAAAACCATTTACCTTTTTAGAACCACCCTCACGGGCTTTTATCTTAATGAGGCCACAGCCTCCATATCTTATATCCTATAAATATAAGTAACCCAAGAATAGCTGCCACTCCCGTCCACATCAACCACTTCTGCCAGCCATGGAGTCTATTCACTTCAATAGTTTCCTGTTTCTTCTGTAGCAGAGTGTCAGTCCTCTCAATCTGAGAGCGTAGGGATACAAGAGTGCTATCCATCACCTCCAACTTGTGCATGATAACCTCCCTCTCCTTCCTATCCGTCTCGCTATTGGATTCCTTCTCTGTCCTGATGATGAGCGTTTCCTTGATTACCCTACCTGCAGTGTCAACGACGATAGTATGGCTTGTGTCGTTCTTCTCGCGTAGGGTCTTTAATTGGCTGACGACATACTCCCTGAAAGAGCTGTCCTGCTGTGTCACCAACCTAACCTGTAGCATAGAGTCCAATCTTGTTACCAACTGCTCCGAGGTATAGCGTTCCTCCGAGACTTGTTTTGTGCTCTTACAGCTACACAACATGATAGACATAATGATAACGAACAGCACCATAGCAGCTATTCGCGGGAAACACCCTCCATAGGTGTAGAAATCGTCGAGGTCATTCATAACTTACATGGTTTCATTAGACAATACTCCACATTCATATCGAGTTCAGGGCAGCGAAGCCCGTTGATGGTGTTACTCACCTTGGGGCAATCCTTACACGGGCTCATTTCTTCAGTAGTTCGTTGATGACCTGCTTCCTGTTGCACCCAAACGGGTCAAAGCTAACATGAACCCAATACGTGCCTTTCGCGTTATGCTCGAAGATAACCTGGTCAAAGGTCAAATGGCTCTTGATGTACTCAAACCACTTCCTACCCTTGGCCATGTCACCGTCGATGCACAAGTCCACGGCCTGACCTTTCATGTGTTGAGAGTTCTGTACGCCACCCACGGCCTTATTCAGCTCAGGACAGCGATAGCCGCTACCGATGGTGATAGGCTTGCCCCACCAATCCCTGAGAGGTTGTAGGACGTTCTGCGCAAGAGCCGTCAAACACGCCACCTCCTGCGTACCGGGTACATTCTTGATGCCCTTCTGTTTCGCCGTGCTGCTCGCCGTCAGCTCCTCCAGCGTGAAGTTCCTTGATAACTTAACCATAGTCGTATCTCGTTTATGAAGTTCTCTATTCAGCCACCACTCCCGAAGATTCTACTTCGGGCTTCTTCCTCTCTATCTCTGCTCCCTCTATAGCCTCTCCCACCGCCTCGCTCTTGGCCTTCACCAAGCCTGTCAGCAGCTTCCACAGGTCGAGCCTCTGCTTCATACCATGTAAGGCACAGATATGCCCATAGATGCTATTAAGCTCTGAGATACAGCACAGCAGCATCACCACAGCGGCCACCTGCACATGACCCACACCCAACGGCTCGCCGATGGCAACACCCAAGATGCCTGCCACCATCACAAGGCAGATATAGTCCACCACCTTATTAGCCGTCCTGCGCCACGCCTTGCTCCACCTGACTTTTTCCTTCTTCATCCGTGCCTCACTCATCCCATACCAGAAGTCAGCGATGATAAGAGTAATACTCAACAGCACAAGCCATCGTAGGTCATAGATGAGAGTAAAGACCTCTTCTCCAAATAACCCAAGGGCTATTCCGCGCGATGTATTTGTCACTATGCTCTTCTCCATGCTATACGGGTTTGACGCCAATATACTCTGTCCATGCAAACCAAGGCCTGTGCTTCAGGTACACCTCGTCACCCTCCATGGAGTATGCCTCCCTCTCGAAGATGATAGAGTGCTCCACCCTATGCCACAGATTCCTCGGCTTATATTGAATAGAAGCCTGACCGCGCTCTTTGTCCTTCAAACAACGGCCAAGCTCTATAATCCAACAGATACAATATGCCCAATAGAACAACGGCAAGGCCAACAATGACCACCACCCGCAACCTATCGCAGCAAGGACGGCGGTAATAAAGAAACCAACCAACAGCAACTCCAACTGCTGCGCACCATGAATCTTCTCATGCCTGATGTCTCTCGCAGTAATATCCTTATCCCTGCGGACAAAGACAAACGGCCACACTGCCATGGCCTCGAACCCACCAAAGGGTATCAACTTATTCCATATAACCCACATAGTCTTGAAGCGTTATCGTTTACGCCACAAAACTACACATTATATTCAATCATCGAATATTTTTACTCCATAATATGCCTTATTTATGCTTTTTTCACCATTTATTGAACACAACAGGGCAGACCCCGACGGGAAACCCCATCGGAGCACCTTAGAGAAAAGGAGGGCTATTCGCTTACCACTTCCTCCTTCTTTTCCTCTACCTCATTCTTCTCAATGTAGATGCAAGCGGCCTTAACGATGTAGTGGAAACAGATTGTGAAAACAGCCGTAAAGAATGATACTATAGCTGTATAGAAGCTGATCAGGTCAAAATAGTCATCATCGCCTAATCTAACAAAGACAATGAAGGTAAATATAACACCGATGGCAATAAGCAGATAAGCAAACGCCATGAGAATATTTAAGCATATAGGCAATTTCTGTGTTTCATCCATATTGTTAAGATTTAGTAGTTTATATCTGGTCTTAAGAGTATAGCCTACTCACCAATTTCGCGCGCTAAGATAAGCCAAAACCGATGAGGGTGATAGGCTAAAAGACCGAAAAAAAGTTAATTATTTGATAAACGAACAACATTTCCACTCTTTTTATTCGATGATTGAATACAACGTGTATCTTTGTCGCCAAGATTAGCGACAAAAATGGCAGGCATACATTTCGACATAACAGGTGACAATCAGAATTTCATTCAAGCCTTAAACGGGATTGAAATTCAGATTAAAAGGACTTCGGCTATGGCCGAATCCAGCATTGATGCTACTAAGAAGCATATTGATAAGGACGTCAAAGATATAGGCAATTCGTTTGATACGGAAAGCAAGAAAATCATCGACTCCCTAAAGAGTATAGCGTCTGCTGCTGGCTTGGCTTTCGGAGTGAGTGAAATCATTGACTTTACTAAGAAGGTTATCGAAATGCGTTCCTATTTCCAAGACATCGAATCTTCCATGAAGGTTTTTCTTGGGAACGCCGAAGAAGGTGCAAAGTTCACTAAGCAATTGAAAGACTATGCCTACTACAACATGTTCGAGTTCAAAGACCTCGCGCAGGCAAGTCAACAGATGATTGCTTACGGACACGAGACCGATGAAATCATCAAGCGATTGGATCAGTTGTCGAATGTGGCTACGGGAACACATGCACCTTTGATGGAGCTTGTAGCGGCATACAATAGAGCCAAGTCAACAGGCGTCGTGGATGCAAACGGCTTACAAAGCTGGGCTGTAAAGGGTGTGATGATTAAAGATGTGTTGAAAGATCTTGGAGAGCAGGCAGTAGGAACAACAATAACATTCTCTCAACTCAACAAAGTCCTTGATAGCGTCACAGGTGAAGGTGGACAATTCCATAACCTGATGGGCGAGATGATGAATAATATTTCGGCAGAGATTGGTCAATTCGAGGATAGCTTTGCCTCTATGTTGAATGAGATTGGAGAGAAATACCAAGACCAGATAGTTGGTGGTATTAAATATGCCTCTGAATTAGTCGATAGCTACCAACAGATTGCAGCTGTTATACAAGACTTGATTGTGGCTTATGGTATTTACAAAGCAGCCTTGATAGTTGCAAATACTCTTGAAAAAGGCAGGGTCGCTGGATTGTATAAACTAACTGCCGCAGAACAGCTACACTATGGTGCTCTTGTCTTAGAAGAGAAAGCACAGGCTGCGCTCAATGCAACAATCTTAAAGAATCCGTACGTATTAGCCGCTATGGCAGTCGGAGCACTTGCTTTTGGAATCTATAAGCTTGCCACGGCTACAAGCACTGCAGAGAAAGCTAATCAAGATTTAGAGAATACATTAGAAAATCTTAATGAGCAACAAAAAGAATATAATAAGCAAACAGAGGATGCAATTTCTTTAGCACAGAGCGATTCAACAGCTACAGAGGACAGAAAAGAAGCAATGGATTTGCTTATTTCTCGATATCCCGACATTATCGAGAAGTATATAGATGAGAAAGGGCAGCTTCGTGATATACTCAAACTAAAAAAGGAAATAGCGGCTTACGACGGTAAGATGCAACGCGAAGAGAAGACCAATAATCTCAAATTATCAAGAGACGAGAGTAAGGCCCTATATGAAGAGCTGAAAGCAATAGAGGGTAGAGAAGGAGTCTCGCTAAGTATTACTAAAGAGCAAAGAGAAGCAGACAAAAGGCGCAAATTAGAAATTCAGAGAATTTTTAAGGAGCAAACAGGAGGTGGTGGAGTGTTTGGTACGGCGACAACCGGACAGATGTTGAAATACTTTCAGCAAAAGAGTATACAATCTGATCAATTGTATCGTCGTAGCCTTACAGAAAACAAACTTACTGACTTCACAGCAGAAGGTGGTGCTCTTGGCGAATACTCTGATGAACAGTTGAAAGCCCTTCAAAAGCATCTTCGTGATGCCAATAAGAAAGGCAACGAAAACAAGTCGGTGTTCATTTCCGAACTTCAAGACTACCTCACATACAATGACCGCGAGTCACTATTGAAGCGTGTTAATGGTATGTTGAGTGCAAGGACAAACGTCGTTGGAGCTGAAAAAACATACAAGGCACTCAAAGACAACTTCGAGAAACAGAAAACTACGTTTAATTCCATCAAGAAGAATATGGATGATGGAGTTGAAACCTATGTCAAAAAGGTTGATGATAGCTGGGAGATTGTTTCAAAAGGTACCAAAGGTGCTGTACTTGCAACGCAAGAACACTTTGAAGAGATAAAGAAATCTGCTAAGGCCGCGGAATCCGCTTACCAATCTATTGGCGGTGACACTAAGAAAAAGAAGGATGACACCCCCAAGAAACTTGCCCAACAAAAGCAAGAAGAGTGGAAGCGTGCCGAAGAAATGGCGAAGCTTGCTCGTGAAGCCGAGGATGCCGAGGCAGACGCATTGGTTGCTGGCATACGCAACGAAGGAGAGCGCGAGCGTGAGGCACGAGATATTGAGCACAAGAGGAAGCTACGCGACATAAACCTTCAACAGGAGGAGGTCTACAAGACCATCTACGAGCAGCGTAAGAAGCAGTGGGAGTTGACACATAAGAACTCTCCTTACGAGCTTACTGACGAAGGTGGCAAGGGATGGCAAGGTCTTAAGGTTCTCAACAAATGGACAGAAGAGGAACAGAAGCTTATTGATGAAAAGCGTAAGTATGTCATCGCTCAAACTGAGAAAGAGAATAAAGAATACGCCAAGCTCATAGAAGACCGTTACGACGATGAACGTAAGGCTATCCTTGCTTTCTTGCAAGAGTATGGAACATACGAACAGCGTAGAGCAGCTATCACAGAGAGTTTTGAAAAGCAAATCAAGCGAGCAAGCACTATCGGCGAAAAGCTCACCTTGAACCGCCAAAAGGAAAGTGCCCTCAAACAGTTGGATGTCGAAGAGTTCAAGAACAGTATTCACTGGGAAGACGTCTTCCAGACCATCGACAATCTCAGTGAAGAGTACCTTATCAGGCTTCGCTCGAAGATTAAAGAGTATCTTGCCAAGAGTGGTAAGGATATCTCCATCCAAGACGTGAAGATTTTCACGGACAAGATTAACGACATCAACGATGCCATACAAAAGAGGAAGGGCGCATGGAAGCAGCTCTTCGGCCTTGCAACGCCTGAATTAGACAAACAAGAACAGCTTGAACGCAAGATTGCCGAGGCTAACGAGAGGGTCTTAGAGGCTAAGGAGAAGCAGGTTAAGGCCGCTACAGACCTTCTTAGGATACAGAATCAAATTTCGATAAACACTGGCATTTCCTCAAAGGACATCAATACAGGTAATGCTGAGCAGATATCAACAAGCCTCTCAAAGAAAGGCTACTCACAAGACCAGATTACCGAGTATTTGAAGAACCTTTCCAATGCCGAGAATAGCATGCAACAGGCATCTGAAGGTATGGAACAGGCTTCTGGTGCCTTAGAGGGTCTTCAAGGTATGGGTGGCGGCGGCAATTGGGGAGCCGAGTTCCAAGAGACACTATCCTTTGTTGCCAAGATATGTGAGTCTATCGACAAGAACGTACAATCCATGAGTACGGCTCTTGAAGACCTTGGTCTTGAAGACACCCGTTTCGGAAAAGGCTGGTCTGACTTCGCAGAGAGCAGCACATACGCTGTCAATGGTATTCACTCATTACAAGAAGGTGATGTAGTAGGTGTCGGTGTGGCCGTCCTTGGCTCTCTACGCACTCTTGGTACTGCTATCGGTAAATGGGCTGAGGGTAATCCTTTGTTCGGTGATTCGGATTGGAACCTCGAAGAAGACTTGGAAAAGCTCACAGCAAGTAATCAGGCTTTGAAATATTCAATCGATGAACTGAAGGATAAGATGGATGACGCCTCATTAAGCGAATCTTTTGATGTTAAAAAGCAAATACTCGACAATTACAGGCAAGCAGAAGCTAATACTCGTGAAATGATGCAACGCAGTGCCGATGCATGGTCAAACGGCTTCCTTGGTATTGGTGGTTCTCACTCATCTCATTATAAGGTAAACGAGGCAATCTCTAAAGCAGAGTGGGAGCGAGTAAGTGCGCTCGTAAATAAGACAATAACGACAAGCCAACAGTTCTTCAATCTCACGAGTGAAGAGATGTATAAGGTTGCCCGCGACCTACCCGATATTTACGCTCATATCAAGGCTTATGCCGACGAGGGCTATGAGGATGCGGCTCAATACATGGATGAGTATATTGAGTATTGGAAGAGTGCTAAAGAGATAGAAGATCAGTTTGTAGAGAAACTGACATCAACGAATCTCGATTCTCTCGTTGATGACTTTGCCAGTGCTCTTATGGACATGGATTCCGAAGCTGAAGATTTCTCCGAGAACTTCGAGAAGTACATGCAAAAGGCCATCATCAACAGCTTTGTATCCAACACATACAAAAAGGAGTTGGACAAATGGCTTAAGAACTTCCAGAAGGCAATGGAGAACGATGGGAAAATTGACGTGAAGGAAGAAGCCGCATTGAGAGCCGAGTATGAAGACATTGCCAACAGGGCCTTAGCAGAAAGAGATGAACTGAGGAAAGTCTTAGGATGGGATGAAGCAAGCTACAGGCAAAGTGCCAGCGGCCGCTCCTTCCAAACCATGTCCCAAGAGACGGGTGACGAACTCAGCGGTCGTTTCACAGCCCTCCAAATCTCAGGCGAGGACATCAACGCCACCGCAAAGGTCATACTACAGAACATCACAACGATGTCAACGCTGATAACGAGCAGCACGGCATCCCTGTCAGCACTCCAGACGATGGCTGCGGAGCGTAACATATACCTCAACGAGATTTCCACGGCGATACGTATCATCAAGGAAGACTTCGGCAAGCAGCTCGCAGAAGTCGTTGACAATACAAAATATCTATGATATGCAATATGATGTTTACATAAACAATCAGGACGCTTTCATGGCGTGGGGCGTGAACCTCGAAGACGGGGCTCTCTCGGCTCTCATGACACCCGCTCCCATGAAGCCCTACATACAGAGCAAAAGCAGGGCGCAGCACGGCAAGAACGTGAACGTCAATGCTACAGCCATGCGTGTCGATGAGCGCGAGCTGACACTACCATTCCATATCATCGTGAAAGCTCCTGCGCAGAAGCCGGAGGAGGATTGGGAAGACCCCAACGTTCCCGAATACTACACGATGAAGGAGACGTTCATGCTTCAGTACAATAAGTTCTGCGACGAGGTACTGCTAAGAGGCGCCTTCACGCTTGAAACACGCTTTCAGGAAGGTGTAGTATACAACCTCCTCTATCAGTCATGCACGCAGTTCACGCAGTTTGACCAACGCATGGCGCACTTCATCCTTAAGGTTTCCGAGCCGAAGCCCTGGAGTACATACAGAACGGCACACGAGGACTTCCCGCTGCCTCCGACAGCAACAGAGACAATCATCTATGACATCACAGAACTATGAATATCTATAAAGCAGACGGAACTACACGCGGCCAGATCGAGATAGGCGACGGCAGCAAGCGCACCAAGGAACTTGGCGGCGAGGATAACATCGTCATCTACGACAGCCTTGCCGCAAGGCTTGACCTGCAGATTGGCGACTATGTTATCATAGACGGCGAGCGTTTCGTCCTGTGCGAACAACAGCAGCCCTCCATGGATGATGCCACGGGAGGCGTAGAGTATCAGCTTAAATTCGAGGCTCCGTATAAGATATGGCGTAATAAGTCTTACAAGCTCGACCCTGCCAACTCTGCCTCAGAAGTGTCATGGACGAACACCGCGACCCTGAAAGGGCATGTAGACACATTCCTTAAGAACCTCGAAGCACGCCACGCCGAAGAGGTGTCAGCAGGCTATACGGAGTTCAACTACCGCCCGAAGGTCAACGGGTCATATAGTAATCCCTATACATGGGCTATCTATGGTGAGGATAAGCTGAACCTCGAAGTACAGGAGGTAGAAGTTGGTGGTGTCACCTATAAGGACACAGTAGAGTACAAGGTAGTCAACTACGATAACATCAGCACCCTTGAAGCCTTACAAGCCATCGCAGATGCTTGGGAACTTGAATGGTGGATAGACGGCGATACGATATACTTTGGCCGTTGTGAGATAGACATTGATACCTTAGATACTGTCGCCTTTACAGAAGGAGATAATATCATCGGCATGAAACCCAGCCAGAGCCAAGATGAATACGCCACCCGACTGTATGCTTTCGGCGGCACGAATAACGTCAGTGGAAGATATAGGAAGAAGCTTATCTTCACTCCTACAAAGAATTTCTACCAGAAATGGTTAGGTGTTGATGGCTACTCTTTCCGTGATGACCCATCAAGGATGATAAACAGAGACCATTTCGGCAAGGAGTCCAAAATACTCCCTGTAGATGTGGTGGAAACGACCTGTACTGGTAACATGGACGGGAGATTGCCCATCAACACGAATAATGGCAAGTTCTGGAAGCTACTTGCCCCTAACGGCATAGCGTTCACATGGGATACCTATTACGTACAAGGCACTATCACCTTCCCCAATAGGCCGGGTGTCTATAAGTACTCAGCCAGCGCACACGTAGACCTTACATGGGATTCTGCTATTCCTGGCAATAAGTGGTGTGACGATGTTCAAGGACTGCTCTATTTCAACAATAACCTCTATGATGGTGTGGAGATGCACTGTAACGTAAGGAATGGAAATGGGGCTATCGATATGGAGTATAGCGGAGAGATAGTCGTTGACGCATCCGTTGCAGGAAAGACATTACCTTGGAAGCTTGATGTGACCGTATTCGCCAAAGATAGTCAGAATATAAGACTCTTTGAGTGGCAATACGAGCATTTAGACCAATCAAAGAAGGATAAGCTGCGTCCTGCTCTGATCATCTATTTCACCAACCTCCCAAGGATTTCATGTCAGTCGGTTTATCCCTTTGATGATAACGTAGTATTGGATTTTGATGGAACTGATGTCTCGGCCAAGATTCTCCCTTACTACGATGTGACGAGTAGCAAGTGGTCTTTCGGCTTCTGGATACCCACAAACACTCCGAGCACCTACATGGAGTCGTTCCAGATAAAGACTTGCACACACTTCGTGATTCCTTATGTCGATACGGCTTTCTACACCGCAGATTCTCAATCTGAGGACGTACTGAAGAGTATTCACGAGCAGAGGTTACTTCTCCCCATCCTCAGTGATGACGATCGTACCGATGATGGAGCGAATCCTGACGCAGCATCCAAACTCGACCCCGAGTACAACGGAGGTGGGTATATAGACATCTTCGGCGACTTACCGCCCTCTGCCATCGTGGAGAAGACAGTAACCCTTGATGATGTGTTCCCGAAACTGAACCTTAAGGTCAGCTTCGCAGGCATGACAGAGGGTGATAAGACCTACACAAATACACACGAAGATACAGACGAAGCAGGGAATAAGAAGACCGTCACAGATGTCTATTACCGCTTCAAGGCAGCATACCAAGAGAGCGATGACCTGTTCATCTTGGAGCAGGAAGCTCTCATCGCAAACGAGTTAAAGGTTCAGTTCCTCTCTGGCAGTCTCGCTGGCATGACATTCGGCCTACAGCTTGTCAAAGGCCATGAGGGTATGTATGAGGTCGTGAGAAGCGACGAATATGGCGTTTCCCTACCCAATGAGACCGTCTATCCGCAAGCAGGTGACAAGCTCATCATCATAGGCTGGGACACGGCCTTCTATTCCTCAAAGGACATCACCGCCATCGCTGAGATAGAACTGCTGAAGCAGGTGAAGCTCATCGCGCAGGGCATAAAAGCCGATACCAACGTCTATGAGTGTCCGATGGACACCAACGTAGCCTATGAGACTGGAATCCTTAAGATAGGACAGACCATACAGCTTAACAATCCCCTCTTCTTCGATGAGGAGGGTAGATTCAGCCGTATCATAGGCTTCACCCATCCTCTTGACTATCCCTACGACAATCCGTCCTACTCTGTAGGCGAGAGTGCTAAGTTCTCTCGCCTTGGGAACCTCGAAGCCAATATCGAGGGCATAGGCTATTACATAGCAGGAGCTAAGGTCGTTGCAAACACCGAGAAGAAAGGACAGGCCATCAAGCTCATCACCTCGGATAGTAGTGTCGAGCCTACGGATGGTAATGTCTATTCAGCCCTTCGGACAAAGACAGAATACGTCTCTAAGAAGGAAGCTGAGAACTTCGCACGAACTGATGAGTACACCATCTTCCATGAAGATGTCAAAATGGAGAAAAGCCTTAACGTAGATGATAACGTCACGGCCAAGAATGGCGTCTTTGTAGGCTCTACGATAGAGGTGGGAGCGGGTGGTATACAAGGTGCCGGAGCATCCATCTATGAGGACGCTGACGGCAACTCACACATCGAGGCAGACTTCCTCAATATCCGCAAGAACGCCACTTTCTCGCAGATTACGGTCGCTGAGCTAAGGCACGTAGGCGGCCAGATAGCCCTCTCACCCGCAAGCTGTGTGATACACCATGTGGAATGGTACGACTCCGACAATGAGCAACTGAGGCAAGTAGAGAGCGAGAGAAGTAATGTGTCGTATTACCGCTGCTATTTCAAAGCCGATGACAGATACGGCAATGAGATAGACAACGAATGGGTCGTGGGAGATATGGCACGCTGCCAGACATTCAACTTCGATAGTACCCGATACTATTGGATGGCAGTATATCGGAAGGGCTCCGTCAATATCTCCGTCACTCACGGCGAAGAGGATATGGTGATTGAGAAGTACCATTACATCGACTTCACAACAGCCAATTACATAGACCATCAAGTTGGCTCAGGCCATAGAAACTACCCTGCAAGGGATACAAGTGCAACCGATTGGCCACAAGCAGGCGACCATCTTGCACAGCTTGGTCACCTCTGGGAAGAAGAGCGTCGGGCGGCGATACTACTCTCAGCATATGGAAGTGGAGCGCCGAGTTTCACGCTGTATCAAGATGTCGGTAAGGGCACGTATAGTGTGGGCTATTATAGCGGAAACTATACACTTGCCAACCGCGCCATCAAGCAGATGTACTACGATGCCACCGTCAACCACTTCGTGGAGATTACAGGCAAGGAGAACGACCAGAACGGGAATTGGATGAAGTTCTCTAAGGCTGGATTGGAGATACACGCAGACCTCTACGCACAAGGGGACACCATGACGCTCATAGACAAGTTAGGTGAGACAGGTGTCATCATAGACGGGAACAACAGAAAGATACGTCTGCAGGCTGAGACAACGGAGGTTTCCAATGACCTCTTAATTGGCGGGTACACATACCAAAAGCAGACGGAGATTGAAGTGACTACCGCAACAGCGGGGAATGACTTTATCAAATATGCGCAATTCAATCCGTTCGGTTACGGGGTGACAGACATAAAGGCGTTTAACAACAGTAACTATCCGAGCAGCGGAAGGAATTACACATTCGTAACGCCAGCCTTGTATCTTACACCGCCTGCGATGGGTGCAAACATAAAGATGGTACAAGAGGGGACTGTGACGCATGACAGCGGTACGCAGATAAACGTCGTTCTGCCATTCTACGCCCGTTTCCGCACGAATTTCGATAACGATACATCGAATACGATAGCGTCGTTTAATGACACGTTAATGCCGCCGATAAGCGACGGCACCGTTACGGTAAACCTTGACTGTCTAGGTAATGATATGGAGTGGGTTGACCCCCACACAGGTCAAGTCGTGCCACATGATGAAGATGATAATCCGATAGTAATGACGTTTACTGACGCGGGAACGCTTGCATTGTACCGTCTTTTGAAAGCGGGCAAGTCAGAGGCCATCAAATACATAGGGTCGCGTGTTGTTATCTCAAATGACACAGATATACCTATATGTATATTCGGTGCAGCGGGTTTTGTCAATTCGATTAGCGACGACGGAACAGATGCGGAGAATTTCATCTTTGAATACACTCCGTGGGCAAGGCGCTCGTATGAATGGAAAGTATATGAGATTGCAGGGAATCCATCACACCACAATTCCGTTGACAAGAAAGTGGCGATAGCAGCCATAGAACAAGCGAAAAAAGGCAGTTTTTCGGCTCCGACCCAAGAAGAACCGAACAGAATGGTCTCAGTGCTTGATGAAAACGGGGTGATACTTGTTTCGCCAGTACAAGTGAATGTGTATGGCCATACCGTAGTGGTAGAGGTTGACTACGGAATAATATATGAAAGCACGTCACAAAACCAAACAACAAAGATTCAGCCATACTCAGCTGAAGGAGGCTTCTGTGATATATGGGCTTACGACGCGCAGAATTACGGTGGTGCTGACCCAGACCTAATAAGCGTTCAAGCTGTATTGGGTGATTACAAACAGCACGTATTCCCGACAATCAAGGCAAACACAGCAGTCGAGTATATGACACTTGTCTGCAAGGCCGAGGACGGCGAGATATTCTGGGAGATAGAAGATTACGGAACACTTTAAATAAACTGATATGGAAGAAGAAAAGAAACAAGTCATCATCGTCCGAGGCAACAGCAAGGATATCGCCATACCGCTACAGAAGGAAACGGTGGTGGCTGATGCCGTTGTCAGCGAGGACTACATACCCGTGGAGGGGGCTGACATTATCGTATCGCTGAAGAACGAGTACGTCAGCTACGACTACACGCCCATCCTCATCGACGGCAATGTGCTCACCATCCACGACGATGGCAACCTCCCGTCCTCCACCTACAACGTGGAGATACGCATCACGAATCCTGACGGCACGAAGCTGCGTTCTATGTGGTGCTGCGTTGTACGTGTATGCGAGTGCAATGACCCGCTCCTGAAGGAGTACGATGACTTCCGTGAGGGTGGTGAGACGCTGATAGCATCCATGTTCTACTTCGCCAAGGGAGAGAAAGGTGACAAGGGCGACCCGCTCACCTACGAAGACCTGACACCCGAGCAGATAGAGGAACTACAGAAGCCAGCACTTGATGCCAAGGAGGACTGCGAGGAATGGCTCGAAGCACACGCAGAGCAAATCATAACCGATATTCACGATTTATAAACTATACAACTATGGCAAAGAAGATAATCAAGAGAACAGAGGGAGGCGAAACCCTGTACTTCGGTACTCACTCCGATGCCGTACAGGTAGGAGAGGGTAACGCCAAGGGTTCCCTCACCGAATGGATGGCCAGCTTAGACAGCGACAAGGCCGACAAGACACAACTGCTGTCATTGGTTGACGGAGGCTCGTACAACAGCAACACTAAGAAGATTGAGCTGAAACACGGCTCAACCGTGCTGGCTCAGATTGACGCTACCGACTTCATCAAGGACGGCATGGTGAGCAGTGTCGAAATTTCCAACGGGAACCTTGTCATCACGTTCAACACAGACTCAGGTCAGGAGCCTATCAGCATACCGCTGACGGAAATCTTTGACCCGAGCAACTACTACACGAAGAATGAGGTGAAACTCTTGCTTGCCGGAAAACAAAACCTTGTTACCGACATCAATGCTATCAGGAGTGGCGCATCGGCTGGTGCCACAGCCTATCAGAAACCGAGCGGCGGCATCCCCGCATCGGACATGGCGCAGAACGTGCAGGACGCTATTACCAAGGCTGAAAAGATAATCATTGCGGAGGTAAGCGCATATAACGTGGCCAATTCGATTAGCAGCGCGGCTGTTCAACGCGCATTGTACAATCTGCGACAAGCGTGCGGCAGTGCGAAGTACCTTGTATTATTCCCTGACAATTCGAGCACGGGAGGCGGTTACGTTCCCGCCGCTGTCATCTCCTTGGGCAGTTCATTCGTCTTTGAGTTCATTTACTACGGCACTTACTATGAGGTGACGGGAAATGCGCAAGACGTATGGAGCATTACGAAGGAGATAGACCTCTCCGACTTCTACACCAAACAACAAATGGACACCGCCCTTGGTGGCAAGGTTGACAAGGTGAACGGCAAGGGGCTCTCGACGAACGACTATACAACGGTCGAGAAGACGAAGCTCGGCAACATGGCATCGGAAAAAATCGCGGATTTCACCGTATCGGATTTGCTCGCCGACCCTCTATCAAGCGCGACGACCACCAAGCTACAAGCCTTGCGAAATGGTCTCCAAATAGGCGAAATGGTGCTCATCCCTATGGGTGGCGGCTACGGCTATGTGGTGGCCACCATCGTAAATGTTGGCAGCTACTTCGACTTCTTCTTCGTCAACAAATATGAGGTAGGAACTACGAAGAAGTACGAGACCGTGTACGTGCATGGCGACCCGTACGATGTGTACACAGTGACACGCACACCGCTCATACAACCGCAAGACCTCTCCGACTTCTACACCAAACAACAAATGGACACCGCCCTTGGTGGCAAGGTTGACAAGGTGAAGCTCGACATCAGTCTGAGTGTTGTGGCCGAATCCCTGCTGTATCTCTACAGCGAGAACAAGGCACTGCGTGAACTGCTCGCTGGTAAGGATAATGCCGTGCTGCCTGTGGTGAAGGCGCAGAGTGTGGAGTGCGATGACATCCTGACGCTTGGTGTGCCTAACGTGCTTTACAGCAGCGTGGAGGGTGCTCCGAGTGCCGCCAACGTGCCTGACAACTGGGACGAGGAGACTATGACTGTATGGAACGGTTGCCCCCGCAAGATTGGTCAGCAGTATGTTGACAAGGTGAGCAAGAAGGTTTATTACGCCGTAGCAGTTACAGGTAGCACTAATGACTGGGTGGCACTGAATTAAGGTTTAAGAAGTTTAATAGTTTAAAAAAGTTTAAAGATATGAAACAGATTGAACAATACAACGACTTGGCCAGTTACAATTCCGCTGGCAAGCCTACCACCGAGAGTCGTGTGGCTAACATCAAGGAGGGTAACGTCTCCAAGTTCGACGGAGTAAATGTTCCTACCACCGACACGCCTGTATTTGGCGATGCCGTGTATCTGGACGAGAGCGGCAATAAGGTGGCTATCCGCAAGGACGTGTATAACCGCAGCCTTGTGCCTGCATCGTGGACGTACAAGGGTGTGTTCCTGAGCTACCATAAGGATGGTCGTTGGCGCACGTTCATGGGCAATTACAGCAGCCTGCCAACGCAGAAATATCTTGGAGTGTGCCAGTACGCTTGGACCGATGCCGTGCTCGACGGAGAGGAGCACAGCAAGACTATCGGTCTGCGATTCGGTCTGCCGAACTGGGACACCACCACAAGCATCACCTTCACTTACACCGCTACCACGCTGGCCGAGGCTGCTGCCGCTTGCACCGCCGCTATCGAAGCGAAGTTGACAGAGTTGGGTGCTACTGCTGCCACCATCGCACAGTGGTGGGCTTATGCCGATGAAGCCAATAACCGCGTCATCGTACAGCGCGACGACTGCACCGACTACCGATTCTATAACTGCTCCGGTCTTACGCACATTTCGTGGGGCGACATGCCGGCCAGCGACAACTATCGTAAGGTAAACGGCAAGAGTACCAACTATCGCGGACTGATGAACTTCGAGGGTGCTGCTTCTTATTGGAGTACTAACGGACGTACACTCAGCGCCAATGTCGCTGTGCATAGTGAGGCAGGTAACACAGACCCGATGAAGCTCACGGAGTTCCAATCCTCGCAGTACGCAGCCGAGATTCGTGCTTACTACAAGACATACGAGGCATACCTGCGTGGCGAGTTCGGCATCCAGCCGCTGATGAAGGTAGGCGCTTTTGCCCTGCCTGACGGCGAGGCGTTGACCGCCAAGTATGGTCCGATGATGGCTCCCACGAAGAGCGGCGGCACGAAGGCTATGTATCCAGCACTAAACTGGGCTTACCTGCAAGGCGGACATCTGTGGGACGTAACCGAAGGTGTGCTGATGATGGAAGACAGCAACCTCGCTGTCATCAACGCCACGCAGACCAAGGCAGGCAAGGTGACGCTCGCCAACTCCTCGTACCGATGGTTTGCCGAGAGGTACAACGTGTACTACGCTTGGCTTTTCAG